ATGAGAGTGTCCACGAACTAGGGAAATACCCCAGTTGTTTACATCGTTACGTACTGATTCTCCAGAGTGTTTAGAAATGGACTCGCCGTGATGACCATACATGTCGCCAAAACGTTTAACTGGTGGTTCATTATAATGATGCCAATTAAAGCCATGCTTTGTATATTCGTAGAGTGTATCTGGTGTAACGAAATCTAGAAACGTCGGAGCCTTTTTTGCAAGGTAATCTCCATGTCTTGTCCATCCATGATTTCCATCATGAAAATGACAATCTGCATTTGGAACAATTTCTCTAATGTCCCCAAGGAACTGTCTAGTTCCAGCAACTCCGCCTTCCATAATAGAAGTAAGTTCATCTGGAGTTCCATCAGCCCAACGGCTTGTGGAATCAGCATCATCAATATCGCCAAGCAGATCAACCGCATCTGGCTGCCACCATTTCATAACTTTAAGAAAAAGCTCTACTTTTCTTTCGTCATGTCTTGGAAAGTGTACATCTGACACCATCATCCATTTTAAATCGTTTGTCATTTAATCCCTTTCTGGGGGTTTAATTAATTGTATCCTACTTTGTTATTATCTGTCAAGCAACGTGTGCTTTATTATGCTCTAATCTTGAACATAGAAAAAGATTAACTAATCTATTATCAGTTTTATCTTCATTAATATGATGTATTGTTTCCCAATCATCAATAACTCTATTTAATTGTTTTTCTAAAATTAAACGATGTTCGTAATACCAGCCTTTAAATGATTTAGGGTGTTCTGGAACTTTGATCAGAACATATCCTTCACGGCTAATTTTCCTATCACGCTTTACCCAAGCTTTGATAGGCTGATACATTTGCTACTTTTGACCAATTGCCAAAATATTTACTGTTACCTGATTAGTATTTTTTGCATTGTAAGCATCAACTACCACTACAGATGTTCCCGTCAAACTTGCTGCGGTATATCCAGCACCTGAGCCAGTAGGTAAAATTTGTGCTATTAGTCCAGTGGACTTAGAAGAAGTACTTGCTTCAACTGTAGCAATAACTACAGGGGGAGTGCTAAATGTAGTTCCAAAATTTACTGGTATGCTATCTCCAATATTTCCATTTACTCTAACACCAGCAACTTTAATTGAAATAACATTATAGGACATTGGTGATGTATTTGTTGCTGAATCTGTATATGTGAGCATTGGCTCTGATTCAAATGCTGTAAATTGATCTTCATGAGCATTTAATGTAGTAATAATATTACTTATAGTTCCAAAATCAATAATTGCATTATCAATTGATATTGCCATCTAAATCTTCTCCTTCTTCATGGGCTAAAATTTCTTTCTGCCCTACTGATATAATTTCTGTATTTAACCATTCTAAGATATCTGGCTCTGTAATATGCCTACGCTTTGAATCGCTTATAAGATATATTTTACCATCTGATATGTCTTTTACCAAAGTCCCGTCTCTAAATCCAAGGGATCCGAAAAGGTTATACCCAGATAACATTGCATCTTTAGTTTCTATAATTGGTAATGACCAAGAGGTCATTGCTCTGTCAGAAACAAATTTAAACTTCTTTTTATTTTTAATATAAAAATAGCCTTTTTCTGTTTTAGCAATTAAACCACTTGGCACTACTGGATTATATGCTTTTTTACTTTGCTTCTTTTGAAATAGGCGCATCAGTATTATTCTGTTGATCCATAAGTTGTGTAATCTCTGCACGAAGAATAGCGACTTGAGTCTCATAGTTTGAAACAATCTCTCCAATACGCTGTTGTAGTGCTGTAATTACTAGCTCTGCTTTATCCATTTGTAACCTTTCTAGTTATATTCATTGTATCACATCTATAGCTTTTAATCAATCGCTGTAGCTTTCCAAGCATTTAATTTTTCAATACTTGAAACTCCATATCCATCAAGGTACTCCCCGTCAAAAAATAGCTTTAATCTATTCTTAGAAGATTGATCCATTTTCCACCACTCTTGATGGTCTTCCCAATGCATGCTTCTTCCAACCCTATCATATCTATGATAGGCAAAGTTTTTAGGAGGTATAATTAAATTAACATCCTTATCATTAAATCTAGCTGATAATGTTGGTTCTTCTCCTGAAAAATATAGGGATTTATCATATGGAGTTTCTATAAACAATGCTGATTCTCCAAATGCAAAGTGACCTGAAAAATAATTTGTTTTCTCTCCAAACACATCTCCAGCATAATCTTTATATGTACCTTCAAATGGTACTTCCCCTAAACTTTTCTTTAAGCGTACAGCAGTGGGGGTATTAGAAGAAAAATATTCTATTTTCCCATCTTTATAAGAATAAGGATACACGTATGTAGTATAGATTAATCTATACCATTTTTTCTTAGATTCTTTATAGCTTGATATAACATTTGAATCCCAAGATTTTGGGAATTTCATATGACTATCTATTTGTAAGAAATAGTTATATGAAAGATTTAATTGTTCTTGTGCCATAGACCTAGCCCAACATGCACCCTTTGATTCTTTATAGTTTATTTTATAATAATAAATTCCGCCAACTAAATTTTCTATGTCAGAAAAATCTGGATGTTCATTATCATCAGCTTGAGATACTACAGAGAAGTGCAATCTTTTTGGATTTTCTGCATTTTCAATTGCAGAAACCATTGTATCTTTTAATTCTGGATCCCTATATGATGCTATTGATATTAAAATAGATTCATTGCTTATCACTGGATATTGATATGGTGCCGATGCGGGAGGTATAAAATTTTCTCCATCAAAATCCCAGTTAACAATGTTAAACGATTGATCTTTATCTTTATAAAAATCTGTAACATCAACTATAATTGGTTCACTAAGCATAATTGCAGAAAGTCTATCGTCTGTATGAAGAACATCTAGCACCTTCCCGTCAATAATATATGCAAGTTTATTTGATGGTACTTTGTTTTGATTTGTTTGATCTGACATTATTATTCCTCTTCTTTATATGATACACGAACTTGTCCCCATTTATGTTCAGGACATTCTGCATTTGGAAGCTTAGTTTTTAATTGCATAACACAACCACATTTACTGCAGTTACCAGTTGGTAACAAAAATGGACATTCTTTACAAATAGCATATCGTTCTTCCGCTATAATTGTTTCAACACGACCAAGATTTTTATTAAATAAATCCCAAGGTCTGGCTGGTCTATCAAATGGATCTGTCATACATTTTCCTATCTTTAAGTTGCTGAAAAATTATCAATTGTATTGCCTTGTAAATAAGTACATGGTGCCTTAATAATACCAACAGATGTTGCTGTAATTGCTGGACTAGATACAACAATAATATTATCAGATCCCATTTGACTTGTCAACCCCGTTCCATTATATGCCCTTGTTGTAATTTGATTTCCAGAAATTATTACTCTTAAAGAACCGACAGGGTTTAATGAACCAGAACCACTTGAGAAAAGTGCTGTAGATTGTAGATTTACTGTTCCAGATACTGAACTAATTATAGATACATAAGTATCATAAGTGGTAGCACCTGCAACCAATGATGCCGAAGAACGTGTATAACTTGTAGTTGCAGGTATAGTATTAAAAGGATTCAAATTATCATTACAAATTGGATTACCAAAAATATCAAAATTTGGACCATAGTACCCAGAAGGACATGAATAACTTACTGATTGACTTATAGTACCGCAACTTCCGCCTGGTGTACAACCAGCACTATAACAATAAACAGTCCCGCCTGTACAAGTAGATGATCCTGTAGAAGTTGTATAATTTGGATAAGCAGCCCACCAATTATTAGCATCTGTTATCCAAAATGCTAATCCTGTGCCACCACTTACATCTGCAGACAAAGTAGCATCTGCAGCAAATGTTGCCGAAGCAATTGGGTATGTTGATTCTGTATCTGCACTTGTTGCCTGAGATCCATTTGCAGACCATACCCCCCTTAGTGCATTCCATAGAGTTCCACTATCACTAGTTCCTAAGCTACCGCTTGTAGTCCTAGTAAAAGTATCAGTAATTGTAGTAACTATATTATATATTAATTGCCAAACGCCATTAATATTAGAATAGCCTTTTGCTGTTGATTGCCATGAACCGTTAACATTTACAAACATTTTTGTTACTGTTTGCCATGAATTGTTTATATTTATAAACATAAATATCCTTTAATAAGGGCATCCAGTTGTATTACCGCTACCATAAAAGCTACATACGTTAATAGCAGAACAACCTGGTTTACCATTAATAACATCTGAGTTAACACATCTATGATTATACCCGTCTGGATTTGGTGTATATGCAGGGGTAGCTGTTGGCGTAGGCGTTGGAGTAGGCGTTGGAGTAGGCGTTGAATTTGCAGTACATTGCCAATACGTCGTTGTAGTGCAGTCAGCAAATGTTACAAGCATTTGCCTACATGAAGTACATGTAGAATCTCCAGTATATGAAGCACATATACTTCCTGCTGCACCAGAAATTGCTACCTCGCCAGGGGTACAAGAAGAAGCTGTAGCTGTTGGCGTAGGCGTTGGAGTAGGCGTTGGAGTAGGCGTTGGCGTGTCTGTTGGCGTAGGTGTTGGCGTAGCTGTTGGCGTAGCTGTTGGCGTAGGCGTTGGAGTGGCTGTTGGCGTAGGCGTTGGAGTAGGTGCAACTGGAACACTCGCTACAACAAAAACAATATCTCCTGGATTTCCACCCGTTGGTGTTGATGTAGAAGTTGTAAATGTAACTGCTATCTTAGAAACAGATCCATTTGACTGAGCAGCTAAAAAATATGCGGGAACTGAATAAAATGAACTTGTATCATTTAAATACATGCTAGCAACACTACTGATTACTGTGCTACCCGACAATGTTGTATTATTTAATTTAGAAGTGTCAACTACATTTATAGACGAAACATCCAATGACTCACTATAATCGTGGTTTAATTTATTTAGAGCCATTGTACTTCCTTACTTTATGCCTGAGCTTCTGTCCAAGATAATCTTCCAAGTACATCAACTGATGCTGCACCAATATTAGTTACAACAATTGTAAGTGTATCTGGACCATCTGGATAAATACCCGCATTTGCTTGACCCGTTCCTCCGCCAAGAATTGAATTTCCAAGGTCACGAAGCGATGTTAAGTCTGTTGCTCCAGTAGTTGCCACAAAATAACCACCAGTTACTTCACCGCCAGTTACTGTTGTTGCAACAGTTCCATAATCTGCAATTTGTGCAATTGAGGAATTAGTTATTCCCGACACACCACCAACAGCATTTGTCCATGATGTTGAAAGAGAAGGAGTAGCATTTAAATATGCACGAATAAGCATATTTGAACCAGCTGTCTTTGTGGTAATATCAAGAGCAGTTAATTTTAACTGCATTCTATTAATAATTTCACGCACTGAAAAATTTGCAGCAATTCCAGAATCTACTGACGGTGCCAAACGTATTGAAAATAATGCCTTGGATACACCTGAAGCAATAGTAGAAAATGTTGTTTGACCATAAGTAAAGATAAGAGATTTATCATCATCAAAACGACCATCCATTATTACTGAAGATCCCCAGTGTGATACTGCTGGGGCAAATGTTGGTTGAGCAAGTTCAACTACAACTATTGGAGTTGTTGTAATATTAAATGCTTGTCCTGTTGTAGTTGCGGGTGCAACAAATATTACTGATGGGTTAGTAGCAGTTACTGCTTGACTTAAAGTAATTGCTGTACCATTAATTGCTGTAACAAATGTATTGTCTGGTATTGGAGAAGGAGATGTAGTACTTACTACACGTTGTCCTACTTGAATACCTGTTGCAGCAGATACTGTTCCAGAAGAAGTGTTAGCTGTTGCTGTTAATGTTTGTGCAGCAGCACCTGCCTGTGCACGGGTTAAACCAGTAAATCCAGTTGTACCCGACTTTCCTGTGTAGTTAACATATTCAATTGTTGCTGCTGTTGTCGTTGTTGCTGCGGTAAGTTTTAAAGTACCTGCTGAAGGAAAATATGTATTATCAGCAACTGTTAAAGTTGTATCTGTAGCACCAACATTTGCAGTAAGTTTAGTTGTTGGAGAAATACTTGTTGCTTCATAGTGTGCTGGAAGGTTTCCAGAACGCATATAAGCTTCTGTATTTACATTGTTATTTGCTAATTTGTGTACGTAGATAACATCTCCATTTGAACCTCTTACGCCCCAACGAATAAAACCTGCTCCGTACCAAGAATAATCAATATAAAACATTTGCATTTTTGTAAGATCAATATTATATCCTGAAGGACCTGTACCATCTAATTTATCAATATTAAATGATGATGCTGGAATCTTAAGATCTTGTGTTTTTGAAACAATAACATTAGTTGAAGTTACGCCACGATATGCCTGGCTAATGTATAGTGTTGTGTCAGAAATAACATCTGTTACACGATAAGACTGTCCACGAATTACAATAAAATCACCTGGGTTAATTTGTTTTGTAAATGTAGTTGGATAATCAGATGAAGTTTGCGCTACAGTAGTAGATCCCGTTGTTACAGATACACGACCACCAATTTGAAAAATTGAATTACGACGAACTGCATATAAAGTAGATCCATCAAATTCCCAAAAAATACCATTTTGTAAATCAAAAGCACCTAATCTAGTAGATGATCCAGACCAAGAATTTACTGCAACTCCATAATTACCCGATGCATATGTTGTAGATGGTGTGCCTGTATATGTAAATTTATTAGCAGCAGTTACTGCAGAAACAGTATATGTTCCATTGTATCCTGATTCATTTACGTTTGATACAGTAATTGATGTACCTGGAGTAATGCTATGTGCTTCTCTTGTTTGCACTGTTACTGTAGTACCAGATGAACTTATATTATCAACACTTGCATATGGCTTTAAAATTGTTCCAGTTGACATTTGAATTCCTTTACCTGATTGGTAACGGAAATAACGACGTGTTTGACGAATTGTTGATTGATTTGCAGATAATGAATTATTTCCAAATAGAACTCCACCATCAAATGATCTATGAACAACTTGACCTTGTGGCCTTGGATACACTGCCATTGAAAATGTTGTTGTAGTTGCAGCAAGTGCAGCCGTAGTTCCTTGAGAAAGTGTAATTGTTGTTCCTGAAATTGCCGTTACAGTTGTGTATGACGGTATACCTGCTGCAGTAACTAACATTCCAATTTTAATACTTGTTGCTGATACAACCACAATTGTTGTTGCTCCTATTGTTGCTTGTGTAGAAGTTGTTGCAGTTGGGTTAACAACTACTGTTCCTGTTAGACCTGTTGCAGGTCCATAATATGTAAATGTTGATGGACTTGTTACTTGAGCAACTACCCAATTGCCATCTACAGATGTTCCACTTGAAAGTCCAGAGGATCCCGTAACTGCAATCTCATTACCAATTGCAAGACCATGTGGTGTTGCTGTTGTAATTGTTGTCAATCCTGTTCCTGATGCATAAGTAATTGATGATGGGGTTGCCATACCAATTTGAGAAGCTAAATAAGGTTGTCCTGTAAATACTAACGTCTTTGAAGCATCATAAATTGCTGTTGTCGCAGATATATTTACTGATTTTGCGGAATATGTAAAAGTTGTTGTTGTTGGAACTGTTTCAATAATAAAAATACCATTTGCAATTGGAAAAATTGTATCCTGAATAAGTACTGGGGTTCCAACTGAAAGTCCGTGTGCAACCGCACCCGTTGTAACTGTAACTGTTTTTGAGTTTTGAGGTATTGCAATTGCTGAAATGTTAGGTAATGCAGTTGGTGGAAAATAAAAACTTGGTTTATTATTAGTTAATGATACAGATTCCCACTTTGTATTTTGAACGCTATATTCAAAATCTGTATCAATTAATGCTTGTGGCTGTGATGTTCTAAGTTTATTAACTGGGTCTAACTGAGACTCCGATGGTTCAAATTTTTCTACAAATTCATCTACTACAATTTGGAGTTTATCTGTTGATGACATTGTTGTAGTGCTATAATTTAGAACAATTGTTGTTAGTCCCGTCGCACCTGTTACAACTGAAGAATAAGATGTTGCTTTTAAACTTGGATCAGAAAAATTATAAATGACTTTACCAGTAGTAACATTAGTGATAAGTGCAAGTCTTTCTTGTGCAATGTATCTTGGAATAACTATTGTTTTTGTAGATGGAGTAAATGTATACGCCGTTTCTAATATTACTTTTCTTGCCATTAATATGCTCCTAGTAGTATGTCCATTGCTTTGAATGGGTATTTTGTATTCGATGTATTTGTTGTAGGTCCCGCCATAATTCTTGCGTCAAATGTTGAACCAGCTGGTGGAGCTTCCGAGAAAGCCAAATATCCATCATCATCCACCATAAAGCCATCCGAACCGAACGGGGAATCCCAAACATATTCTGGATAACCTACTCTTTGAATTATACCATTTATTGTTAATAAAAGCCTAAAAGCATTTCCAATATATACTTTTTCTCCACGATATAGTGGCAAAAACCTATTTTGAACTCCATCAAAATCATCTTGTAAATCATCAAGTGGTATGATATCATCAAAATCTGAAACAGATCCATCAGCCTTTAAATATTGATTTGCAGTTCCACCAGCTTTTCTTATACTGGTAGCAATTAAAGATCCATTAATATTAGTCAATCCTTCTATAGTTAATGATGGTGTTTTAATATTAATGTTATTTTCATCTGGGAATATAATGTAATTGTAATAACTTGATGCTATTTCTGTTTGTACAAGTTTTGCCGTTCCGCCTGATACATAGGATCCTGTTTGAGTTGAAGATATAGTAAAGGTATTTGAATTTGGCTCATATGGAGCAAATGCTGTGCCCATAACTGTAGCTGAACCAGTTGTTGAATTTGAAATTGTAAAAGTATTATTTGTTACAGCAGTAATTAAAATTTCATATACAGTATATCCACCAGAAGGGGTTCCACCAGTAGTATTAAGTACAGTAACTAGCTGGCCTGGGACAAAGCCATGAGAAGAAGTTGTTGTGTAAGTTACAAAGCCAGAAGATGGTGTACTTGGTGCAACTGATTGTATTGTTGCTTTATTTACAAGAATATTTTGAGCTTTACTATTACTATATAAAGTTGCAGAACCTGTTGTTGAATTCTGTATAGTAAATGTTGTGCTTGATATTGCAGTAATTGTTGCATCATCAACGCTATATCCACCAGTAGGTGTTCCTCCATCTATATCAATTATAGTAACTAAATCTCCTACAGAATATGTATGAGGAATTTTTGTTGTATATGTTACGTATCCTGAAGTTGGTGTACTTGGAGTAACAGCAGTGATTATATGTGGATCACCGCCTAATACAGTTGCAATTGTATTATAATTTGAAGGAACAATTCCAGATATTGTTACTTTTTGTGCTACAGTAAAATTATTCTGAGATACAAAAGTTACTTTATTATTAAATGTATAAACTCCAGTAATTGAAGCATTTGAGTTTAAAAATGATATATTTGGATACAAAGATCCATCTGGAGCTGCATCAGATCCAGCATGCATTATTATTCCAGAGGCGGTACCGTTAGAAGTATATCCTAATATATGTCCAACAGATGTTGTTCCTGCTCCTTTATAAAATGATATTGCACTTGAATTTGGATCAATCCATATAGGATTAGCTGTACTACCTGTTTTAATTGTACTATTTGTAATTGTTAATGCTGTATTATCGTAATACAATCTGTTAGCTAAACTGAACTGTCCCGTTCCATCTACATAGAATGGCGTATTAGAATTAGCATATGTAGGTGTTCCAGAAGAAATTGCTATGATATTTGAAGCATCAGTAGCTCCAACATTAAGGGAAATAGTTTTACTTGTTCCGCCAGAAATTGCTAACGCTGATCCGTCCCACTTCAAATAAGAAGATGTTGTTCCTACTCTAAATTGATTATTTGTAAACCACCAGTTATAAGCATCTAATCTTAAGCCTTCTCCAGATGAGTGGTAGTACGATTGACCTACAGTTCCTTCTGCTGGATGTAAGCCCAAAGTCATTTCTCTTAATGTTGCTGTAGCACCAGTAATTCCTGTTGTATTAGATATAGTGCCACCAGTTATTGCAACTGTAAATGTTGTAGTATTAACAACAGTAATTTGACGTGCACCATTTGCTGCAGCTGCGTTTCCTGTAAGTCCTTCAATAGTTACATATTCACCAGTTATAAAGGAATGAGTTGCAGTAGTAATTGTTGCTGCGGTAGATCCAGTTATATTTACACCAGAAATTGCTACCTGCAATTTGTTAGAAGGAATTAAAGTTACATTTTCTATTGCACCTCTAATTTTTCCAGATACTGTTAATTGGCCAAATGTGCCTACAGTTGTTGATGGTACAAATGTAAGCTGATCTTTAAGAGAAAATTGACCTGTTCCATCTACATAAAATCCAGTATTGGTATTTCCAAATGTTCCTGTACCTATATAAATCTTTTCGCCTGTTGCATCTAGCGTAATGTTGTTTGATGCTGACTTTAATGTTGTTGCACCTATTACCCAAGTTCCAATAGAACCAGATAATGAAGTTAAAGCTCCAGCTGTAGATAATGAAAATGTTGGAGTTGTGCCAGTTCCGCTATATCCCTTTATTCCTGTTGAATCAAATAATACTCCTGCTATAGCATTGGGAGTTCCCGTTCCTACACCTGTTGCTGTTTGGAATTTACCACCAGTAAACGTTCCATTTGTAGAAGTTATTGAGCCATCTGAAGTTGAAATAGTTGTTACTGCAGTAGTTCCATTATAAGCAATTAATCCTGAAGAACTTAATTTAATGCCAGTATTTGCAGTAGCACTTGTTCGTATGGTACCTCCAGTAATTGTTCCATTTGCTATTAAATCTCCAGATAAAGATAAGATCCCAGTGGAAGCAACATATTGTAATACATCAGTGCCATCTCCTAATTTTAATCCAGAAGAGTCCCAATAATTATTTGAATCTATAGATAATGCATTTGCAGTAACTGTTCCAGAAATTACAGCACCTGTAGCATATAGTTTTCCTTCTGCTGTTACTCTAAATGCTGCCAAAGATCTGTTTGCATAATTTTGTGCACCCGCCCAAATCACCGTATCTGTATTGGCGGTGGGTCCTGTTGGAGGAGTAATACCTACATAATATGAACTACCTGAACTATTTACTGTTATAGCAGATAGTCCTGTTCCTACTGCAGTATTTAATTCTATTCCATTTTTATAAATACTTGTTGAACTTATTGTCCATCCGCCAATATCTCCAAGCTTTGCAGATAATGAACCTGTAGAACCTATTACAGAAAATGTTGGTGAAGCTTGTGTTGGAACATATATATCTGATCCTTCAATTATTCCAGAGAAATATGCGTTACCAGTTCTTGAATCTATATAGAATTTCTTTACTCCACCTGTAGCATATCCAATAATTCCATACTGATTTACTACTACACCATTTCCAGTTGTTGAACCAGATAATGGATCAAGAATTCCTACGCTTCCCGCAAATGAACCTGCATAAATAGATCCATTTGATAATCTCATATCAACTGTTGAATTTGTTGTATTTGTATTGCCACCATTTGGTGCTGTTCCTGAAACTGTATATGGTATAGAGGCGTAATCAGAATATGTATTACCATTGGCATCTTGTTTTACTGCTCTTACAAGAAGTATTCCGCTAGTTCCTGGTGTAATATTAGGAATTATAACTTGAGCCATTTATACTCCTAACTTAACTGCAAATAATATTCAATGTCCAAAGGAGTTCCGTAAGTTTTAGCTATTGGAGTTGTTAAAGTAGATCTACTTATAAGTGAAGAGCTATCTCCAATTTCTAATGCTACGGATACTCTCATTGCATCTAATGTTATTGCAGAATTAGTTCCTACAGATTGAATTTGAATAGATTGAATTGTAGAAAGAGTATTTATATTTGAAGCAAAATTAGTTGAAAGTATTTGATAGCCCGAAGTAGTTGATGCATTATATGAATATGAAGCTGTAGATGTAGATCCATTAACATCTGTTAAAACTACATTAAGAGTATTGGAGCCTGTTGAAGATGTTGGAACATTTACTAATATATCCAGGGTATCCATTGATGTATAAGAAGATAAACTTAAAGAAATATTAGAATTTTTAATTGTAGTTGCTGCAGGTAATTTTATAGAGTTAAATCCAATTCTTGGAGAATATGGATCTTGTGATACAAATGGGACATTTGTTACAGTTCCCGATCCTGCGGTTTTTATCCAATCATAGTAATATGAAAAATCTGTTAAAATCATTTGATCTCTTGTGCCAAAAATTTGAGTTGTTGTGTATGGGTATAATCCTACTTCAAAAATGTTTGCTGTAACTGAGGCATCTAATGTACCTTTAACTATAATTAGATTTGGAGAACCAGTTTTATAAGATTTCATGGTTACAGCACTTCTTGCAACTTCATAATATAATGTTCTATCTGATGCTGTAGCGGTTGTTGGAATTGCTCCTACAGCTAAACTTGATGCCCATTCTGATACTGAATTAGTTAAATATTTTAAAATAGCCATCTTACCATTATCAGTAATAATGTTATTTGATCGGCCAATTTCTGTGCCATTTTGTTTAAATACGTATGTACCCTTTAGCATCATATCTAATTATACCACCGTAACCGTAGAAGGAGTTATTGCTGATTGTCCCGCAATTCCATTTGCATTGTATGGAACAACTGTTACTGTATATGCACCTGCTGTAAGACCAGATATACTTCCCGATGCTGTTGTAGCATTTGCTGTAACTACAATTGGTGCAGTTGCATAATAATTTTTAGCAGATTTTGTAGCATATAAAACATAATTACTTGCATTTGATATTGGTATCCATGTAATAGAAATTGTTCCCGTTCCTCCAGTTGCTGATAATCCAGTAACTGCTTGAGTTGAATATCCAATTGCTTGTGGTATAAAAACTCCTTCATATGATATAGCACCAACAACATCATCAAAATTAAGACTTATTGTATAAGATAAAGTTCCATCATTTCCTACTACTGCTGATGTATTTGTAATAGCTAAATTGGTTGGGGGATTTAAAGAAACAATATCATTTTGTATAGTCATTGTTGGACTTGGATTTGTATTTATGGTATATACAGGGGTAAATCTTTCAGATGAATAATTAGCCATAGATATGGTATCTATAGGTTGAGACATATTAAATTGATCTACAACTATTACATTTCCTTGCCCATATTTGGCATAAAGTTGTGCTAGGCCTATAAGTGTATTTCTAGGGTCGTCTTTAGTAATGTATATTTTTCCACGTTCTTGAACTGTAAGTGGATATACAATATCTGCATTACCTGTATATATATTTGTCATTTTGCTCCTAGAATATGTTAATTATATCATTTTGACATGTTTTATCATAAGTTTTATTATTGACAACATATCCAAACATAAGGTACACCTGGAATTCCATAGAATGTTCCACATGTTGTACTTATAGTTGAACCAGAACCTGTTCCGCTTCCCGATGATGTTATTGATCCTATTGTGCATTTAGGAGTTGTTGTTCCGTAAACCATAGAAAGTGTAGGGCTAGCTAGGGTTGGAGTAGGCGTTGGAGTAGGCGTTGGAGTAGGCGTTGGAGTAGGCGTTGGAGTAGGAGCACCACCTACACAAGGTGCACATACTGTATTAGAAACTTTAGATAAAGCATCAGCATCACTAATAGTACTATAATATTCACGTTTATATGTTGCGCCACCCAGCCTTACACTTTTTAAGGTATTTGCAGTATATCCAGATGGTAGTGTTGTTACAGAAGATCCATTTGCTGGACATGTATCATAATTACCAAATCCAGAATCACATGATGATGATGCATAATAATATGTTGTAACAGCTCCGCCGTTGTTTTGATTACCGCCATTTCCAGTTGATGACCCAGGCGTTCCGCTTCCAGGTACATAATCTCCAGCCCAAGGACTAACTATTGCTCCTTGAACAGCTCTAACTCTTGCAGATGAAGTAGTATCTTTTGATGATATGCTGTATGGGTTTGTTGAAGAAACAAAACCTTTTATTCCACTATCTATTAAAGATGGTGCTGATGGATTTGAATTATTATATATTTGGTATTCATAACTATAAGGGTCTGTTCCATTTGATAATTTAATGTTATACCAAGACCATGTAAAACCTCCTGATACAATTGCTGTTTTATAAACAGCTGGTCCACCTGCAATTGCTGCTGCTGCTGGAACTGTATATGTTTTTGTGTATGTAGTTCCATAAGTACCAGTTGAAGATATTCTTCCAGTTATTTTTACAGTTAAGGTAGATCCTGGTGCAAAAGTAAAACGGGAATCTGAAAAATTAATACCATTTGTTGATATTGCCACAGACCTATTTACACCATAATACATAGTAGAACTTGAAGAACAGCATGTTATTATATTATCTATTTGACTAAATCCTGCTGAATCAACATACTCAACATCATACCCAGAATAAGTTGTAGCAGATGGTGCAGTCCAAGATATCACAGCATTTCCAGAAATACTAATATCAATAACATCTGCCCCTGGCGTCACTATTGAAAGTATATTGCTTGGCTCACTATCAGAATATACTTCTTTATCATCAGAAGAAATAACAGAAACATAATACGTTTTATCGGGTGAATATAAACCTACAACACCTTTTGTAGAGGTAGCCAAAATATAAAATCCTGAATTTGTTAAATTAATTGTATTAAAAACATGATATGCTTCATCAGTTCCATCTGATATAACCATAGTATATGATGATGGAGGTGGGCTATCTATAAGATCTAATGCTACATCAACAAGCAAAGCTACACTTACTCCCACCGTTACAAATCTACCATTACTTATAACTGGTGTTTGCAATTGTGTGCTTGGGTATCCTGGACCAGATGAGGATCCGCTTCCTCCTGTTGCGGTTAAAGTTACACTTTTTGCATTTCCAGTATTTATATTACCTAAAGCATCTATATATTCTGGAGTAATGGTTATTATATAAGTATCTCCTGGAACTAAACTATCTAACGATATTCCGTGAGATCCACCGTCTAATATGTGCAAGCCTGATTGTGAATTTAATTTCACCCCAGAACTTACAACATTCCAACTAAATGCATTATAACTTTTACCTATAGTGGTAGTAATTCCCCAAGTTACATTTGCAGTATTATTATTATATGCGTCTGTTCCCGTAATAGATGCGGATAATGCTGTTAAATCTTGAACATTTGTAGTTGTTGATACATAAGAAAATCCTCCAAAGAGTGTGTCTGACAATCCACTTAAAACTACTGATAAATCCACTGGTCCACCTGAAGCAGAATATGGAACTGTAACTGTTATTGAAGTATTTGAAACTAGTGTAACACCTACCCCTGCAGTTTTTCCAAAAAGAACTGACGGCGTTATTGTATTTCCAAAACCAGTTCCAGTAATTGTAATTACGTCTCCCTGCTTACCGCTTTTAGAAGAAAGACTAGTAATTTTTGGACCATTTCCAGTGTTTGTTGCATAAGGAAAAACAATTCCTAGATTATTTCTTGTTACGCCATTGTAAGTAATTTGATTTAATACAAGCGATGTTGATAGTCCATTGCTAAAATTTTGAGTTACTGATTTAACAAAAAATGCAATATTTTGAATATTTTTTAATCCATAAGTTACAGTTACTACATCTCCAACTTGAATCAAAGGATTTCCAAATATGTCAATTGTAATATCAGTACTGAAGGCTTCTGTTGCGTATCCTATATTTTTTAATATTGTTTCTGCAGATTTTTTAGATTGAATCCAATCTGATTGCAATTCTATAACTTCATTAATATTTTCTGCGTTTAAAACTTTTTCTATAGTCAATTGTGGAGTTAGGGTAATCATTCCTCTTGTAGCCATTAATAATTGAGCATGTGCCATTTGGCTATATGTTGCACCTGTTTGAGTATAGACAGCATACCTAGAGTTATTAACTATTGCAAACTTTGATCTGTAACCAGTTGAAGTTACATTTGAATATGATAGTGCATCTTCTTTAACACGCACCAATTTAGGTTCTGTTTTTATATTTTTATTTGGATAATAATAATAACTATAAGAAGTTTTAAACATCTCAGCACCCAGTGAAGGTGTAGGAGTTAATTGAACATCATAGACATTTAAACCAATAACTGATGGTCTTGATTGTACAAAAAATGATTTTTCACAAACATTTTGATTTTGTATTAATGAATTAAGAAATTCTCTTGTTTGGAAATAATATTCAACATTTTCAAATACTGGTGTTTCTGTTGCATATACTTCTAACAGATTGGTTGTTAATGAAGTATTTGTAGTAGATCCTGTAAAGAAACCAAAATTTGTACCGCCAAAATTTGAAGGTAAAGATGAAGATGCTGTATCGCTTATCCATTGATGACTATATACATATTGGCCAGATGTGTTTAATTTATTGGATAATCTCTCAAGATTAAATCTATTTTTGTTAACATAAATTACTCTTTTGCCTGGAACATTTACAAATTTTAGATTAATGTAATATCCAAGTTCATCATTATATAATGCATCTTCTGGTTCATTATTAAAATCTGCATGCAAATAATTGCTAATATCTATACTTTTTGTAAGTGGTGTTTTAATTCCAGCTGCGTCTACCGAGTAAATAGATAGTTGATATTTTCTATATACTGTATCTGATCCAGTAGATAGTAATTCTACAAAATATGTGACTCCCGACCCAGAGCTTGGCTTCCCTAAAAATATACCTGATGAAACATCTGTTACTGAAGTTGGAAATTTAAATTTTACTGAGTATGTTGAAAAACCAGTATCTTGTTCGTTTGCAGTAACCATAGTTTTATTTCCTGGGCTTGCACTTGTTACTTGTATTACATTTTTATAAACATTTAGCTCTTGTAAAGGTTTACCAATTATTCCTGATGAAGACATTTGTAATGTATTAAATTTTAATCTATAATCACTAGAAGAGTTCATAACTAGGTGTGCTTTGGCTTCTGTTCCAAACAAACCTCTTTGTACATTCACATATCTTCCAGTTGGAGTTTGTATAACATTTTGAGATCCCACCCTATTTGAAAAAGAACCGACCATAGAAGATAGTTCTGTTTCATTAGTTGGATAAATAGTTTCTTGACCCTTAATAATAACTCCATTTGGATTTAATGGATCTTTATCTTGCCCAATTAAAGAAAATTCAAAGTTTCCAGATGACATAATTTCGCCTTCTATAATACAATATCCATTATGATTAATTGTATTTGTAAAGAACATGCTTTGAAGACCACCTTGATCTGTTTCATAATAATTTTGAGATAAACTATTAATTGAAGTTTTAAGAAGGTTAAATGGAACTAAATCTTCAGAATCTTGTTGCCAAATAATATCTGGGGCAACTTTTAAAATACTTTGTGATTTATTTGGATCGTTAATTGCAATGCTTCTTTTAATTTGAGGAGCTCGATAACGCATTAAAATTTTACCTATTTTAGTTTTAATAGTTTCATTATAACCATTCTCTATTATATTTGCATCGTTTATGTCATACGAAGAAGTATAATTAGTTAAAATATTTTGTAAACTTTTAAAACGCATAACCCCATATTCATCTATCCATGCACCGACTTGATATGACATAAAAGCTTCTTGTAAAATTTTATACAATGTTTTACTTGCTGAATCTGCAAAGAAAAAACTTGTAGATATCAATTGATTGTTACTTGTAAATAATTCTTTTAACTGATCATAATCATAATCAGTAAATCCTGTAAAATCCAATATGTTACTAAAAACATTAATTAAACTTTGATTTTGAGATACATAATCTGAAACTGGCAGCGATTGTAAAAATTTCATTATGTCAAAACAATTTACTTTAGTTGATTTAATATCTTGATTGTCCCAAGCATCTACATAGAATACTCCAGCTGGAATTATTTTATTTGATAGTCCTGGAACATAATGATTAATATAAAACTTAACATTTTTTACAAGCATTCCAGCAAGTGGTGTTATGTAAGCAAGTGTATTTGCATTTGTTGAAAAAACTGATAATGGTGCATTTCCTGCACCAGTCAAAGGTATGTTTGAAAAAGTAATAGTTGCTGAATTTGCAGACATAGCAGAAATTGGCAAAGGAGTATTATTATTATCAATTTCTTTTTTAATATCATAATCTATTACAAATGATGACATATCTAACTCAAGCCTTGGAGATACTTCAATTACTTGAAACCTTCTTAATTCATCATATGAGTCTTGACCTGAAGATAAGTTATAATTTGAAACTGGGGTTGAGGATACTTGAGTTACAACAATTTTATTTATACTTTGATATCCATTGACTTTATTTCCAGATACATACATCGATATATTACCTGAATCATCAATAGTTGGCATATTAGAATTACCCGTTGGTGTCCAAGACCACTTAGAATTTGTCCATGTAGATCCATTCCAATATAGAATACATACTCCAGCGTCAGATATCCATGAACCTGGTATATTCAATGTTGTTACTGGAGTAATTAAATTGTTTGCAGTATTGTAAAGTTTTAAAATAAGATTATCTGGTTTTGATTGACTTAAATTAAACTTAAGAACAATTTTGTTTGCACTTAATAATTCTGGATAAAAAGCACCTATTGATGTATTGCCACTTGTTTTTTCTGAAACAAAATACTTATACTGAGAAAATGAAGTAAGTACTCCATTTTTAAATATTGGATTACATTTAGATGGCATAAACAATGTTCTAGGTGCATATACTACTGGACTAACAGGCATTACATTATTCCAATTTCCCGATTTTACTGATGTTAAATCAATAGTTCTTGTAATGCCCCCAGATTCATTTGGGGCAGGAATTGCTGAATTTCCTGAATTAACATAACTTTCTCCAGGTCTAAAATATGTAAATGCGTTTAAAGTTGGATATAGTTTTCCATGCTCATAGTCAAATTGTGTAATTTCATAAATTTGAATTTGACTTACAAGAATTCCCCATGTCTCTTCGCTATTTAAAGTATTATTTGTAAAATCTAAAGTTATATCCATGTCTGCGTATGGGGCATCTGTAGATCTTTGACCTACAACCATTTCTACTTTTTGCCAATCAATATTATCTAAAACATCTGAGCTTGATCCATTAAGTATTGAATCTTGACTTGTAGCCTGTGTAACAAGATTTATAATATTATTATTTAAAGATTTTGCATAAAAAATAACCTTAAAACATTTATTTGTATTTTGACCAAATTTAATTTTGTAGGATGCAGATCCATTAAAATTGTTATATTTTGCTAAATCAACTTTACCATTTACAGTAGTTGGAGTTATTGAAAATTGTAAAGCATGTCCTGTAGTAAATACACTAGTTTTTTTACCAAGGCTTGATGAATATATTACTGATACTGATGATGAAGATTTAGTCCAATCTCCCGCATTTAGCATTTCTGCAGTATTTATTGTATTTCCTGATCCAGCAAATGTAACGTATGGGGCTAGTACAAGATTATAATTCCACTCTCCAGATATAAAGGGAAGAACATTAGCTGTTCCACCCTCAAAATAATTTTTTGTTGTTGTGTCTGTTGAAAATAGCATTATATCTCCGTAAAATCTATTTTAACGTTGACATAATCATATCCAGTACTTGCGCTACTACTCACCATTCTTTTTTGAACATCGTAAGTAAAACCTGTCATGTAAGCCTGAAATACATCTCCTGTTGTTTTAAATGAATCAGAATATGTTGAATTGACTGGTACTGCGTTATAAGTTGCAGTAGTTTCTTTAGCATAAATTAATTTAACATAAATAGGCAAAAATACATTTCCATCATAAAATGACTTCATCCATGCTGCTCCATGTCCACCTGCACTATAATCTACTACATTTGAATCTAGGGAAGGAAGGTTCTGCCAATCTGTTGAAATTTTCTTCTTGCTTGCAATAACATATTTTCTAAGTTTGCCGTTTGCCATGCGTTGAGAGGTCTCTATGTTTTCATAACTAATTTGAATAGGAGAACGGGAATGATCAGATAACTTGTACCATGTTGAATTATCTAACGACACCTGAACACCTATTGCTATTTTCATTGTGAAACAAACCTTCTATCCGTACTTGTCATAGCAGTATTACGCTTTATAGTATCCATTACTGCTTTAGCAATATCATTGGCATCTGCATTAGATCCCGCATTTACTGTAATATTGAATGTACTACCCATTATACCATTATTTTGGCTTGCAGGAATAATTGCTTCACCTTTATGTATTTGAGCAATCATATCGTTAGTAACGTAATTTGTTCCTACGTCAAATGAAGGTAATTTATAATTAGCAAATCCACCTTTTGAAAAATGAGGTATGTGACCAGAAGGTAGTGTACGAACAGCTTCAAAAACATATTCACTTATGAATTTAGAAAAATTATTACCACCTGACCAGTATTGATGTTTTCCTTCCCCAACAAATTCACCTGTCCCTGGAATTTTGTGTGCAAATGGATTAATTTCTTTTAAAACATATTCTGTAAATGGTGCAATAAATTGTTCTTTGTCAGCTAAATTATATCTATTTCCACCTAGGCCTAAATCCATTAGGTTTGAAATTCCTTTAATATCTTTACCTAAAATTATTTTTGCAATGGCATTCATTTCTCCACCACCAGTTCCACCTTTTGCTGCTATTGATTTAGCCCACTCTAGGCTATCTGTGGCAGATTTTCCAAGACCTGGTATCCATGAATCATTAATATTAATACCTTTATCAAAATCTCTAAACGCTGCTGCTGCTGGGTCATTAAAATTTGGTGCTGGTTTTCCAGATTTTGCAATTAATTCTGTTGCATTTGTTTTCCATCTATTTGTAATGCTTTCCCAAGGAGACCCTTTTTTATAACCCACAATTTCTGCCAAATCATTTTGACTGAGTGCTCTATATACAGTTTGATCTTTACCAATTGTTTTTCTGGTAAGCATTGTATTAATTATTCCCCAGTCTTGATTTTGTGCAAACATAGGTCTGTCTGTATATAATTGAAGTGAAGGAAGTCCTCCTGGAGGCGTATCAGTTTTTCTACCTAATTTAATTAATCTTAAAGAATCAGCAATTAGATCTTCATAATTTTTTATAAATATTGGTTTGTCTTCTAGCTTAAAATAAGGCTTTCCTTCAAAAAATTCACCACTGTTTATTTTATTTAAACTAGATCTATATTCAGCAATACTCGCTTGATAAGTTTTAATAGATTTAATTGTATCTGCGGATAATGAACGTGTTAAAGCTGAATGTTCTGCTGCTGGAACTGCTCCTTTTGTAGGAAGAAACATAGTTGCTGCAGATAAATAATCCATCCATTTTCCAGCTTTTTTATTACCAGTCTGTAATGAAAATGGACTTTGTGATGTTTTTCCTGCTAATGATCTATATATTGAAGGTATACCAGAAAATTCTTGTAAATCTTTATTTTGTTTTTTACTTGTGTTTGAAATGAATTGTGGGGCTAAACTATGTAATGCAGTTTGCCCTAGGGTACCTAAATTTTCAAGTAATCCCGTCATCATAGACCCTGTAGCAGATTTATTAGACTGATTTTTAAATTTGTTCCATAATGCTGATACTCCGCCTAAGCTACCATTAGCAAAATGTTGTGCATTTAATGAATCAAAAAATTCTGTGCCGTATTTACTTACCGTATCTGCTTTAATTACATATTCGCCATTTGAAAGGTAAGCGGGAATAGAATCAGATGTTGCTGTTCCTGCTCCTCTAATATGTCCACCATCTGCATACCCTCTAGCCTTAGTTAAAGCAGTTTTTGCAGAAGAAACTGCTTTATTATCAGAAATTATTAAAGAGGCTGGATATTTATCTAATCCCGATTTAGCTGTATTAAGTTCTGTTTTTGCAGAATTTAATGCTGTTGCTGCGGCAGTTTTAGCAGCACCTGCTTTTGCTTTATTATATTTTGTTTGTGCAGCTTTCATTTTTGAAGATGCTGTATTAAATTTTTTCTGTGCTGCAGCTTGTGCAAGCTGGTCAGATTTTAATTTTGCAGTTGCTTTATCAAGTGCTAACTGTGCTTTTACCATTGCAATAGTAGTTTTTTTAGCTTCTGCATCATTAATTTGTGAATCAATAGATTGGTTATTATAATCTGCCCCATAAATATTTTGCAATACGTCTGTTGAATATGTCTTGCCTGCAAAACCAAATTGAATCCCTTGATCACTATTATAATTAACTTTTTTAGCTTGTGCATATGCATTTGTTTTGGCATCAAATAATGTTTTTGCTGAACCTGTGCTAAAAGTAGTTACTTTATTTACTGTAGCTGAATTTGGAGCTGGTGCATTTGGGCCTTCTGCTCCAACATCAATATATTTACCTTTTTGAGTATCATAATTATATTGTCTTCCTTGATATGTAAATCCACCTACTGCTGCTGATTCTGGAAATTGTTGTACAAGAAATGATCTTGCCTCATCAGATAAAGTTTTATAGTCATTACCTTTTGCATCCTTTTTTGTAACCATCCAATTTTTACCTGTAAAACCAGATTGTCTTGCAGCTTTTTCTGTCATATCAGAAAGACCTGGTATGGCTGTTCCGCCTTGACCAGGGAGTGTAAGGTTTCCACCTTTTCCAGTGAGGCTGGTTGTTCCGTTACCATTTGATGATTTTACAGCAGTATTTGCATTTATAGCATCTGTATTTTTTTGTAAAGCTGCTTTATCTTCATCTAATGCTAGCTGCATACTAGATACTAATTCTGCTTGTTTATCTGCTTGTGACTGAAGATCATTAAGATTTCCTTGATTAGCAAAATCAACAGTAGTACCAGTAAGTTGTTGTTGTAATAATGCTGCTTTCATAAAATCACCAGAAGCGTTAGCTAATCTGATTTGATTTTCAAGATCTGTCTTAGAAAGATTAAATTGTTGTTGTCTTTGTATTTCTGAAGTAATATCTCTTTGTGTTTTTAATTGTTTATCAAGTATTGCTTTTTTATCTTTTTCAATTTTAAGAGATTTTTCTTCTTTTGCTATTCTATCATTAAGTTTTTTTAATTCTGCTGCAGAAAGTGTTGGTGATATTTTACCTGGATTAGTTCCTCCACCTGATTTTAGTGTTGCTGCATCTACAACGTTTATTGCTTTATTAAGTGCACTTTTAGGATCATTAAGTTGTTTTGCAAAATCTGCAGCATTTTCGAAAGCTAATGTTTTTCCAGATGTTTTGCCCATTCCACTAAAATCAACATTATATCCACCAGCAGTAAGTTTTTGAGCAACTGCATTTGCTGAAAAAGCATCATACCCCGCTTGACCCAATTGCACTACTGCTTGTGCAGCTTTTACATCTCCAATTCCCATTAAATAATTATATAACCCTTGAACTGTTTGTGATGCTGACAGTCCAGATTGTGCAATTCCATCGAGAATTGCTTTAAATTGTTCCCATGATGTTGTGTTTACAGCAAGATTTGATAAAGCACCCAAATTAGTTTGTAATGTTTTTGCATTTCCTGATGAGTCTGAAAGAAGTTTTTTAATTGCACCCAGCTGGGTAGGCAACGATGCAGATGTTGATGCTGCAATATCTGAATGTCCACCTAAAACTAGAATTAATTGAATCAATTTATCTGCATTTTCTTTACTTATACCATTAATTGCCATTTGCGTATTAACAAAATCTTGAGCTACTTTAGCTGCAGATCCTGAATTATGAGTCTCTTTAATTTTTTCAATTATTAATGATAATGGATCATTTGTTGGTAACGATGTAATTAATTTTTTAAATGAATTAAGTTCATTATTTGTATATTTAAGATTTGAAGCTAATATCTCTGATTCACCATCATAGGTAGTAACAGTTTGTGTAAAATTAGATAATTGATGTTCTGTATTTGCTATAGATTGTCCAAAAAATTGCATTGCATTTGTGCTTGCAGTAAATGTTGCCTTTGCTTGTGCTTCATGTCTTTTTTCAATTTCAATAAGATGTTGTATACCACCATATGCAAATCCTGCAACTGCTGCTGCACCTATAATATATGGGTTCATAGTCATAGATGCCATAGATGCCCATGAAGCTGATGTTCCTAATTCTTTTCCTACTCCTGGGACTTTTGCTAATTGCGGGGTGATCATTGGTGCAATCATCATTGCAGCCATACCAGCTCCCGCTCCCTTTCCTATTCCACCCTTAAATAAACCTTTAAGACCTTTTCCACCACTAGCACCAATTTCTGCAGCACCTGCTAACTCTGCACCAGCTATTATAGTTGCAGGGATTTCATCCTGAATTCCTTTATCATAACCAATTCCAAACCAACGTCCTAGCATTCTTGCAACAAATGATGGAGACTTACTCTTTTGAGTAGTTGCAACTGCAGTTATTGCAGCATTGGCAATTTTTTTACCTGCTACTGCAACTAGCGTATCTTGAGATATTCCTAATGCTAATCCTTGATTAAATTGTTGACCTAATTTACGTGCAACGGCTGTATACTCAGCAGATCCTTCTTGAAGAGTAAGAAGTTTATCTCTGCTATTTTTAATCTCTAGCATTAACGATTCATTATCTTTCATTTTTTGAATCTGAAGAAGATTTTCTTGTATCTTTTTATATTCTATAGTTTGTTGTTTACCAGCATCTTGCAACATTTTTAATTCTTGCTGAAGTGTTTTTTGATATTCTACTTTTCTTGCATTAATTGATGTTGGGTCAAAAACTCTATCTGTAGCATTGACCCCTGGATTATCTTTAGCCCATTGTTTTACTTCAGTTAAATTTTTTCCTGAATTACTTGGAGTTACATAATTACTAGCTATAAGGTCTTCTTGAGCTCTTAACCTTCCACTTCCCCTTGCTTCAAGATATTGATTGGCGTGAAAAGCTGTTCTTGTTCTACCTTCAAGTATAATTTTTCCATCTTTGTCTACACCTTTAATCCATTTAGATGTAGGTTTTTTTCCTTCTGACCTAATTTTTGCAGCATCTGCTTCTACTTCTTTAACTATTGATTCTGTAAATTTTCCATAAAGCTGTGTTCCTATTTTACTATGTGGCTGTTCACCAACACTTATTTTTCTAAACTCTTCTTCTACTACCAATTGTTCTTCTTTAGAAACAGTTAATTTTAATTTATTTGCTGCTTCTCTTAATTTTTTCATTGCATCTTCAGTTAATTTTTCTGGTTTAGAAAATAAATTAAGAAGTCCATTTTCAGCACCACTGCCTAATCCTAGTTGTGATAATAGCCAAACTTTTTGATCATTTAATGGACCTGTAACGTGTGATGTTCCAAGATGTTGTAAATCTGGTTGAGTATAATTTTTTAACTGTTCTAGAGCTGATGGAGTTGCACCAATTGCAGATATTCTAGATTCTGCTTTTCTAGACTCTGATGCAATTGCCTCTCTATTTCCGCTTGCTGCAGATATATATTCTGCTGAGCCTTGTAATGTTGCTGGGGCTCCACGAGCTTTTGATCGATCAATAGCCATACTTTTAGAAGGACCAATAAAAGCTATCTCTCCATTTTCCATTTCTCCTTGCTTATCATTAAGTCCGATAGGTGTGTTTGGCTGACCTTGTGGATGTGGATGATAATGTTTTCCTGCATTATGTTTTGGAAGTGTGCCTTGAATCATTCTAGAAATAAATCCTGAGTATTTCATTGATTGTGGATAAGGAATTACTGCTTCTCCTCCAGTAAGTAATGCTGGATGAATATCTCCTTCTGATGGATTACCCTTTACAAATCCACCTGTTGCATATTTTGTTGGTCCCGCAAAACCTGGGACTCCTTGTGCAGACCTTGCAATAACAGATCCTATTCCTCTTGTTGCAGACATTGCTGCAAGCATACCTTCCATATTAATAGTTAAATTTTTAATTGCTGAATTTAATAAATCAATTGATTCTACATTACTCATAAGACCTGCATCAAAAATTTGTGATGCATTTTTGGCAGCAATTAATTCAGGTGTAAGCATAGTTCCTAATGTTTTTCCACCAGTTGCTAGTTGCTTGAGATTAAATGCACCTCTTATTAAGAAACCAACAAAGTTGCCTAACAGACCAGTTAACATGATAATTGGACCAGCAAGTGCTACTCCGACTGCTAGGGCACCAGCTAGTGATTTAAGTGGTCCTGGAAGTGAATCAAATATTTTTGCAATAGAATTTCCAAAATTAAGTAATTTAGTAGCAAAATCAAGTATCTTTTCGCCAATTGGAATCAAATTTGCTTTCATTGATTCAACTGCACGTTGAAATCTTCCAGTTGTTGATTCTATAGCAGTATTTAATTCTCCTTTTGCTATTTTAGATAACTGAGTATCTGTTGCATTGGCAAGTTCAAAAGCTGTTTTAGTTTGACTATTTACTGCACCTAAATTAGTGATTAGTGCTTGAATTCTTGCTTCTTGAAATTTACCAAACATTTTTTCAATTAATTGTGCTTGTGCAAGTGGGGCTAAACCTTTTAATGCATCTTGCAATGCCATGATCATTTTGATTGGATTTCCACCCGTAGATGTTGCTATAGATTCAACACTAATTCCATAATCCATAAATGCTTTTTTAGCAGCAGATGTTGGGTTAATTAATGAAGCAAGAGCAGACTTAATAGCATTAGCAGATTGAGCTGCTGGAACTCCCGCCTCTTTCATAGCAACCATCATAATCGCTGTATCTTTAAAATCTCCACCTAATTGCTTTACAATTGGTCCTACACGTGGAATTCCATCTACTAAATCTTGAAGACTTGTAGATGTTTGGTTTTCAACTGCATTAAGAAAATTTACTGCGCCTGATAATTTTTCTGTACTTAATTTATAAACATTTTGTAATGATATAGTTGCTTGCATTGCTTTTTGAGTATCTAATTCACCTAATTTTGTAAGTCTCATAGATTCTCTAGTGGCTGATAATAAATCTTTTCCTTGTAATCCCGTCGCTGCTAGATCTGCAGCCATTGCTGCAGTATCTTTAACTGCCATACCCATAGATGAAGCAAGTTCTTTAGATAAAGATAAAACTTCTCTTTTAATTTCAGAAAGTGCTGCTTTTGATGGTTGAACTAATCCCGTACCATATACTTTTTGTAGGCGAACAAGTTCCGTATTAACATCTTTAAATACTGATGTAGCCTGTTGTCCAAATAACATTAGTGGTACAGATAAGCCAACAGTTAATTGACGACCTGCCCACTGTGTATTTTTACCCCAATTGATAAGAGCCTGGGATCCTTTGTTTACCGCAATAGCATATAGATTTGCTTCATTTGCTGCAATTTTAGTTGCATTAGCAACTTTATTTATAGTAGTTGGGGTAAATACAGATAATACGCCCTGTTTAGTAGGATCGTTCATTATTACAGAATTTTGTAATTTTGTTTGCTCTATTGCAAGTGCTTTCATCTGAGTTGTAGCTTCAGATGATCTACGCTTAATTATATTATAATAGTCAGTTAATTTTAGCTTTCCCGCTTCAAGTTGTTGACCAAATTTTTCTGTTTCTGAGGTCAGTTTTACCGTTGATACTGTAAATTGATTAGTTGACAACATTGTCTGCTTGAAAGCAGCATTCATTGCATTCAAATCTTTTGCCATGTTTGGATTTATTCCAACTCCAGCAAGGTTACTTTGAAGTGCTATTACTTTTTCTTGTAATAATTTGATTTGGCTATTTACGGAAGAAAAATCACCAAGGGCTACTATATTAAGTCTTAGATCCAATTAATATCACCCCCCCATTTGCATAAAGCCAAGTCCTTCATCTAATCCGAAGCCTTCTTCTCTTGCAACAAATTTTTGATTCAAGTCCAAAACATCATTTAAACTATCTTCAATTGGTGTTGAATCATCAAGATCAACCCCATTTATTGCTGCAAAAAACTTCCTTTCACGTTGTTCTTTTTCTCTTGATGCTTTCAATGTTGCCATTAATTCATCAATTGAAAGATTACTTTCTAGCTCATCATAATTTTTCCAATGACCGAGCAAGAAAACTTCAGACTCCAAGGAGCTTAGATCTAGTCCGTCCCAACTAGAGCCGCTCCCAGAAGGTTTGGGTCTGTGAGTTTCAAACCACCAGCAACTTCTAGAATCTTCATCATAGTAGGAATTTCAATTACTTCTTCAAACTTATCTCTATCTTTTGCAAGTTCTGGCATAGTTGTTTCCAAGCAAGCCATAGCTGCTTCAATAAAAATTTCCATTGCTGCATCTTCTGATGCATTTTCTTCAAGATCCATCTTTTGAATGATTTTCATGAACTTTCTAAGTTGCTTGATTGCAAGCGGTTTAATGACTAGTTCATCACCATTTGATAATTCAATTTCTAATGTATCGTATACTGTTGTTGCCAATTTATTTCTCCTTTGTTTATTAGTTAAATTATACCAAAATTATTAATCAATACAAATTCAAGACCCTCCCGCTTTGGCGGGAGGGCTTGATTACTATATTAAGTTGTATTTGTTTTCGTTCAATATTGATTATGAACCAAAAATGCGATCAATTACAACACCATATTCAGAACCTGCATATGATGTAGAACGATCATCTGGTAAGCAACGGAAATTCACTGGGAATACTGTTGCTCCATCACGTTTCAATGAATGAGCTGTTGTGTCAATTGATACAACACGACGTGCAACATATACACGCTCTTTTTGTCGAGCTGTACTTGCTGCGCCAGCTGCAGAAACCTGTGAAGGAGCACTACCAACTGCAACTAGAACACGCTCTACTGGAGCATCTCCAAGAGCACCTGCTGCCATGCTTAATGTAGCACCAGTATCTGAACCTTGTGGAGTACTTGTAACTAATGTATTAATAGATGCAATTGTGCTTGCATTTGTAGCAACATAGTATGAATCCATTTGACCCCATGAAAATGTTAAGTTTTCAAGAGTAGCTTCTGTTAATTCTGTCTTAAGCATTACCTTAAGTGATTGCTTGAAAAGACGAGCAGCATCAAGAAGTTGATCAACAACTACTTCGCCGTAATTTGGTTCGTAAGAAACCTCAAGACCTGTATTTGTATAACCAATCTCACGATAACTAGCTGAGCGTAGTAATCCCTGACGAGCAGAAACACCTGCTGGTAGCAATGTTGTTAAATCTGAAGTTGCTGTGTTTGGGCGAGTTTCACCATTAGTTGTACTAATGAAGATATCTGCTGCACCAACGATAATATTTTTTGTACTTGTAGCCATATTTTATTTCACCACCTTATTTTATTTTTGTTTTAAAACCTCAAAATCCAATAGCAAGATAACTTGCTTCCTCAGAATAAATCATAGCATATTTGTATAATAAAACAAACTTTTATGCATATCTTCCAGTATCTGAATCTAGGTCTCTAGTATAGGCATAAAGTATAGAAATGCTTGCATTCATAACTCCGCCTTCATTTACATAGGATTGAACAGGATCAGCTGCCTCAAGCTTAAAAAATCTAAATGTGAATGGACTGGTTGAGGAAAGCTGTAGATTTACTTCTTTTGCAGATTTATCAAATCTTCTAAATACGTCTAATATGAAGTTTATAATTGTTTGAATTTGTAAAGCATCAGTAGATACAATATTAAAAGTAACTATTTCTTCATTCATCCACCATGCAACGCTTGTTGGGTTCTGCATAACATCATAAATTAAATATGTGGTTCCTGGTAATAGGTTATTAAATTCTGGTACCTGTTGTGCGGGTATAATGGGCACTAGGGCCTTTGTAAACCCGTCTGCCATGTAATCATTAGGGTCAAGCAAGTTAGCTGCCTGTAATTCGCTCCAGAGCACATTCCTAATGTCATAGAACGCCACCTTTGTATAATCTGCTGTCATTGAATTGCCTCCATTCCACCAACAAATGAATCAACTACTCTTTTAATTGCTAGCTGAACATCTGTTATTCCTGAATTTTTTGTGTTTAAAACTTTAATTGTTTCATCAACTATTTTTGGATACAAATTACTTGAATCCATAATTGATTGAGCATTCCTACTATACCACTCAAACATGAATTTTTCAAAAGAATGAGTTACTTGTTTTCCCCCAGGATTTAATATATTTATAGTAGTATTAGGTTGAATAAATTGTATTCCATTCCTTCCTAAAAATGCCATCATTTTTCTTGACTCTAATCTTACTGGTTTCCCGTTTTCCATCATATCCGCTTTATTTCTAAATATGTGCCTTGCTCTAACAACTTTCCCCGTCTTGCCTGATCTTTGCAATTCTCTTGGGATAGGAACAAAAGTTTTTGATGGTAAAAATCTAGATGAAACAACTAATGAATTATTAACAAATGCTACTTTTTCAAGTACAAATAATCTTGACTCTTTATGTCCAGTTTTTCCCCATTCATAAATGTGATGCATTTTTTTGGGGTTAAGCCTGGAATGAGTATCTACTGCAGGTAAAAATCTATTTTTAAGTATAACATACGCTGCTTTTGAAATTTGTTCAATATTAGATTGATTTATTATGCTGTTTAAAGCAGCATATTTAAGATTAAGTTCTTTGTTTAACTCATCAAGACTTTTTTGTTCAATTGACAGTTTTATCATTATTTTGTACTGGCACCCTACGTAATGTGGACTCGTAATAAGAAATTTTACCAAATGGATCTAAAACTGCATGCGATGATGTTACTTCAAATATTGTGTCTGGTTGATCATATTTATCTATTTCAACAAATACCTTTTTTCCATTACTTGACCTTATGCCTGAAACTCTCCATCTTTTACTTAACAATTGAAGGCTTTTAACTTTAATCATTAATCCTTCATCATATCCCGCTGTAGCATTATTTCCTGGAGTAAATGATTTGTTATCAGATCTTGTGCTAGTTCCTGAAGTTTTAAAAGGCTCAATTTTGCACTGCATTGTTTTTTCATAAACCCATTGTCTTGAAATTGTTCCTGTATTATCGTCTTGTACATTTTGTTGCGTTAAAACATCAGCTTTCATATTCATAATAGAACTAACATATGAATTAGCTCTCATTATATTACCACTATGTTGAGATTACGATAAGTATCTAAAATGTTGTCTACGGCTATATTCCCAGTGCCATTAAACGCACCACCAGCCATTTCAAATGAAATTTCGCTTAAATCAACTCTCTTAAGATATTTGTTTCTCCAATTAAAATCATTAGAAATAATGTCATTAACTAACAGCATGGCTGCTATCTTAATGTCTTCTGGGACATATTTATAACCAATATCTCCCTCAAATTTATATCTTGATTGATCTCTAAATTTTCCATAATACATTATTGTGGGATCTACTTGATTATCATACCTTACATCCCAGCCTGGATTTACAATCCTAATAGCTTTACCCGTAGGACTAATTTCTACTTCAAACCCAAAAGAATTTAATGCGGGGGTAACAGTATTATCTACTACTAGCAGTCCGTTCTCATAGACTTTTTTAAGAGTTATCATTTTTTCAATTAACTCTACGGAATCACTTCCAATGCCTACTTGTTCTTGTGAACCATAATATCTTCCAAATGTCTGCATTGTGTACCCATCAATTATGGTACGAGCAAGCTTTTCAGCAGACTGTATTTCATTTGGATCATAATAATTCATATCTGAAGGCGTAGAACCAAGTCCTAGAAAATCAATAATTTCATTAATATCTGCATATGTTGTTTCTACTTTATAATAATCTGTTTGTGTTCCAGTGACGCCATTTAGCGTATATGACCAAACTACTTCTAAAACTCTATTTGTGTTTGTTATATTTTGATTTAAAAATATAGAATATTCACCTGCTGTATCACCCGCTGTTGCAGATATATTAGAATAACCTGTTAATGCTACAGCATTACTGTCTGCATCATAGACTGTTGCCCTTACAATTCCTGAATCTGCTGGAGTTAATACTCCATTACTATATATGTTTAAATATATACTTGATTGTGAATTCCTTGTTATATTTTGCAATCAAAATACCTCCGTTATGCGTAGTACTCTTGCGCCTCTCGGGGAGTAGCAAGGCGAAAACCGTCTTGTGTATCAAAAATTCTTTGTGCTTCTGATTCTGTCATAGCAACAAATGGATGTTGTTGGCTAAATGTGTAGCCCATAACTTGGTATGAATGGTTATCTCTATCCATTTTAACTAGCACGGCATCTTGTGTCTTCATGATTTTCTTTTCTCTTTTTTGTTTTTCAAACTCTGGAATTTCAATTTCTTCTTTTTCAGCGTTACTAAATTTTGCAAACATTGAATAGGTAATTCCTTCTTCTTCTAGCAATGCAGCAATCTCTTGCTTTGTTTTTGCTCCTGAAGTATCTACACCAAATGAATCTGCAGCTTTTCTTAAATCGCTTACTTTAAGTTCTAAAAATGACATTATGTTTCCTCTCGTTAATGTTAATGTAATTATATCAGAAAATTGTTAAGGGAGAGATATTTCTATCTCTCCCCCAACTTGCAACTATCTTATTAAAGATTAGTATGTGTATGTACCTGAACCACCTAGTGTTCCAGCTCCGTGTGTTACAGAACCGAATGATCCACCAGTTGAACCTGATACCTTTACGTTCTTAACGATAACATGTGCATCGTAGTTTTCAACTGCACAACCAACACGGATAAAGAGAGTGTACTCAATTGTATCCTTCTTTGGTTGGAACAGACGATAAACAGTTACGTCACGCTTGATACCGATAATAAAGTTTTGAGGGAATGTAAGATGTACATCACCATGCAAACCTGAAGTGCCTGCATAATCGCCTGCACGAGTTTCGTCCATCAAAGGAACGTTAATTACTGGAATACCAAATGCAAATGGAGTTACAGTACCTGGACCACCATCATTTGCAGCAACATCACCACGAATAACGGTTGAACCGATATCGAATGGAGTAGCTGTTGTTGAAGATGTTAGGTTGTACAAGTAATCCTGTACCAAGTTAGATCCTGTGAAGAATCGTAGTTGGTTACGGCGTTGCTTGTACTTACGAGGCAAAGTCTTGATTGCTGTATTAAATACAGCCTTGTCAAGTCCCTGACCTGCTGCATCGACAACGTGTGCGTTATCGATTGCCAATTTGCGGAATCCCTTAAATGCGGATAGCAACCCTGTGCTTGATCCAATACCGTTGATGAGAACATCCTCGATATCGTTACCAGCTTGGGTAGCCATAAGACGTGCAATGTGATCCTCTAGATCTGGACCTTCGAGGTTATCCTCAAGAGATTCAGATGAGAGTTCCCAGTCAAGACGCAATTTGCGTGTTGTTAGAGAGATCTTTGAAAATGTTGCTGCAGCGTTTGTAAAATCAGCATCTGCTTCATTAACATAGTTACGAGGATTATCCTCAGAAGCTACAGTCATAATTCTTTGACCTACTGAAACACGATCAATTTCTGTAACATTAGAGCGCATACGGATTGTACGAGCTGCCTTTGCAAGAATTGTTGCATCCCACATGTAATCTAGGAAACGATTAGCTTGATCTGGATATAGGAGACCAGTACCTGAAAGGGTACGTCCGTCACCTGAAAGATCAGAACCTGAAGTTCCAAGATTTGTTGTATCAATTACTTTTTGTAAAAGTTCATTACTCATTATTTATTTCACCACCTTATTTATTTTATTTAGTTAAGCTATTAACACCGAGGAAGTGTCCTTGCCATATACTTTTTTGGATTTGTGTTTCTTCCATTGACCCGTTAAGATCACTGGACTTCTTTACTGCGGTTGCGGATTCAAAGCCCTTAAGCTGATGGTCAACATAATCAATCTTGCCATACATATCCGTAATCGTCTTTGTCATTTCTTCGCTTTTTGCCTTTAGTTCATCTATCGCTTTACCAAATTGGCTTCTGGTTTCCTCTACCATGCGATAAACATCTTGAACTGTAGCAGCCTGTGATGCAAAATTCTTTTCAATAGAATCATTGAAGAAGGATTTAAGGTCGCTTACCATCTTTGTGAAATCAAGTGTATCCTCGACCTCTGAAATAGCAACTGCCTTTTCGATTGCTTCTCCCGCATCAACTGCTGTTTCATCAACAGCAACAACTGCATCAACTGCAGCTGGGGCTTCAACTTCAGCAACTTCTGGAGTTACCTCTGTACTTGTTTCTTCTGTCATTTCATTACCCCCTTCATTTTTCTTAATCGCCGTTGTTACATCTATAGGCGAAACCTTTTTTTCTTTATTTTGATCTGGATAAAGATTAATTGTTGCTGTTGTATCTACAACATTTCCAGGAGCTGCTGATTCTGTTGCTGAATGTGATGATGTTGGAGCATCATCTTTCTTAAAATAAGAATCAATAACTTTTTCAACTGCTTCAAATTTTTCAATATCTGCTTGTTCTACCCATCCAATTGAAGTCATGGAATCTCCACATACAACACAATCCTTTTGTGTTTCTACTGATGTTGATGCAACTTCATCTTGTTTGCACCAAAATACATTTTCTGTAATAAGTCCTTCTGCCATCTTTTGAATTGAAAAAATATTTGCTAAAGGATTTGCTGGGGAATCTACTAAACTCAACTCATGCAAATCATAATTATGGATAACTCTGTGTGATTCCCCGCCGTCATCTGATTTTTCCATTTTAGCATCTACAATATTGCCACCAATAGAAAATCCTGTGTATGTGCCATCTAAGCACTTTTCCCATGCATCTTGTGCACCCTTTGAAATATAGGCTGTTACATAAACGCCATTGTACTTTTTGCCTGAATCTTTATCAAAATATGAATCTTCTTTAAAATTAAGCATTTTGCCAACTGCAGATGGACCGTGCATTTCTCTAATATTTCCACGAAATCTTTCAAATGCTTTTCTACTTGCTTCAGCAGTAACAACATCTCCGTGACGATCTAGGTTATCTAAGGAAGCAAATCCAGACACTGTTCTTTTTTCTCTATTCACTTTAGCAATAGGAAAAGATAAAGTCATTGATGATTCGCTGTTATTCCAGTACGTTTTTTTAATATCCATATGTAAATAAATAATATCAAACATTACAAATAATGCATAATTTTATATGATATTATTGTTGCGATCTCCCTTCACCTTTTGGATTTCTTCCCGTTCCCATTTTATCTGGGGCGTTAAGAGTTCTATTTTGACTTCTTTCTTTTCCGCCATTTGCATCTGATGCAGCATCAAGTGCAGCTTTTGGATTGAGTTCAAGGACTTCATCTCCACCTGATAGAGGTGCCATGCCCTTGCGAGCACGTACTTCGTTAGGTGTAATTACTTGATCCTTAAGCATTCTATCATCAATTCTTGACTGTGTTTCTTCATCTGTAAGTGCCAATTCATTAAATCTAAGCACAAAAGCATCTGTAAATTCTTTAATAATAAGGTTTAATTTATATTCAAGCTCTACCTGCCTTGGTCGACAAACTTGTTCTTTAAATGTTTTATCTGCATCTTTAGCATTTGCCAACGATACGCCTTGTGGCATACCTATTTTAGAAATTGGAACTCTATGAGCAATAAGAATACGATCTCTATTTTCTACGGCATAGTTCTTAAATGAAGAATCTTGCATCCCCGCTTCAACTGCTTCCATATTAAATTCTACACGGCTATTTTCTCCATCTGAAGGAAGCGGGATATATAGAGTTCTATGGTTACGACCACGCAAGCCTGTTTGAAAGAACTCAAGCAATTTGCGCTCAGAATCTGCATTTAACTTAGCACCCTTTACAGTGATAATATAGCGTGGAACTGCTTTATTCTCAAAATAATCTAGGTTGAATCTCTGTGCAAATTCATCACCAGCAACTGCATTTTTGGCAGATAGAATATCTGGAATTCCATAATATGTGTTTGATGGAGTAAAAATTTTAAAATGAATTACTTCATTTGGTTGTGGATCTGTACCAATCTGGTCTGGAGTTTCTGTATCTCCAAAATTCCTAAAAAATGTATAGCGGTTATATACAACTTGAACAAAACCATCACGGTGACGACGAATACGCATTGTTGTAGTAGGAATATGTCCTACATAACCAATTTTGCCTGTTGATGTACGACCAATTTCTAGATATGCGTTACCTGTTGCCTCAAGATCGATAAATACTTTTTTCATATTTTCAATAAAAGAATCATCAGAATTTAATGATTCAAAATATTCACGTAATTGTACTTTTGCATCTTCAATTTTTGAACGTAATTTATCAAGCTTTTTTGGGCTTTCCATTGCTTCTTCAACTTTTTTAGTTGTTGCCCATGTTTCTTCAAATTTATATCCTAGACCAACTACGTTAGCTGCCTTAGCATTAACTGCTGAGTGATGATATGGTGATACATCATAAAGTTGTGCCAAATAAAGCATGTTGTATGGAGGTTGTACAATTTGAAATAATGAATAACCTGTAAGATCTAGAGGGTCTAATTTCTTTGATTTGGCATCTTCTACGCCTGTAAATGATTTTTCTAATCTAGTGGCTTGTCTACGAAAATTAGAACTAAGTCCTTCTGATTTTCTAATGTCCCCCCAAGTTTTTGCAAATGGGTCTTCAAAAGAATCTACAGCCGAACCATTCATGCCATAATCAGCATTTGATCTAATATTTACTAGCTGGCTTTCGTTATCATCATCATTCATGATTGTTATTTTAGGCGATTCCACTGTCTCTCATTTCCTTTACATATTCTATCATTGCTGGTAAATCTCTTGGATCTGGAACAAGTCCCAGTTCTGCTCTTTGTTTTTGTTCTTGTAATTCTTCATCTGTAACCTGTCTATGGCCAGAAAAGAATATTGGCTTTCCTTCATCAATTCCATAATTTTTAGCTGCTTGCTTTAGCTTCTTTATCTGCCTTATATCTCCACGCATTGATTTAATGCTTAGATAGTTTCCATCTTCGTCCATAACTACAGACTCATCTGGCATTTGCCACACATAGAGGCCATAATTTACTTCTTCTACTGGACTTACTTTCATTTTTCCCATAAACTGATTATAGCCTATTTATTTATTAAGCCATAAAATATGGCATTTATTTGTTACAAAAATGCCTATAGAGTTACATTTGTTGGTCGTGTGTATGACAAAATAGGATTTCCACCGTTATAAACTGTACTTCCGCCTGATAGTTCAGCAATAGTACCGACTATATTTGACGATGTGGCTATATCTGTAGTGTAGTTAACCTGTGATGATGCTGCTGATAAATAAGACAAATATCTATTCTGGATATCTGCTTGTGACAAAATAGAGGGGTAAAGCGTAATAAATCCGTAAGTTGCAAGTGAAAAATTGTTTAACCCAATGTCTCCGCCCAGGTACATGGGCGCATTATGTGCTAAATTATACACGCAAACTATGTGATATGACTCTCCTTGAACAAGATTTTTTACTCCCGTAAAAATAGAACCATTTACATATACTGCTCCAAAGCCATATTGCCTTAAACTTCCAATAGAATCAAAATATAAGGTTGCAGTAATTCCTTTTGTATCAAGAATTATTTGAGCTGGTGTTGAAGTTAATCCATCATATCTAAACCAGAATTCAACTGTTTGTACTGCTGATGTTTTTACTTTAGGAGATATTATTGCTACGGAATTTTTATTTGCCACCTTATCAATTTTAATGCCAAAATTACTTGATCTTGCAAGAATGTTAAAGAAATTCTTTTTAATTGAATAAGTATCTCCCGTGTAACTTCCCATTCTTGGAGATAATAAAAATGCTGCTCCATCTGATAATATATCTAAATCTTTATACATAGCAATCATCGCATTATCTACTCTCGGTTGCTTTGCATTTGATGAATCACTTGTAGAAATATTTAGCTTAAACATTGTATTTGGGTAAGGTATAGTTGAATCATCTGCAAAATGTGTTGCGGGATAGCCATTAGTAACTTTGTTCCAAGTAGTACCTTTATCTAAAGATATCTGTGCGGTTACATTCTGATTTGTACTTAATATTGAATTATCTGAAGTAGCTGAATCCCACGTAATTCTTGATCCCACCACTTTACTTAATAATGAAGAAGCAATACTATAAACCCAAGATCCTTTTTGAGATATAGCTAAACTATTATTAAAAGTAATTGTTGTATTATCTTTTTGTCCATATAAAGTGTATGTAGATGGATCTTGATATTTTGGAATTAAAGATATATTATCAATACTTCCAGATAACGGAAGCGTGGTAGCAGAAGAATATTCGTTACCAAAGTATAAGTTCATATTAGTATATGAATAACTTGGCATTGTTGTACTAGCTGCAGTTCCAATTGATGAGACATATAGTTTAACATTGCTTCCATCTATAGCCATACCAAAGTTATAAGTTGCATTTGAGGTTATTGCCGTAGATATTTGAGCAATTATATTTTCTGTATATCCATATGGGTATACATTAGATGCTTTATGATGATATAGGGTAAGTTTCTTGTCAGTGCTTTGTGCTAGGTATAACCATTCATCACCGTTTATTCCATCCATACCAAAAATTACTGCTGGACTTGATCCAGTATTTGGTATCCAGTTAATTTGTCCTACTATAGAAAAGTTATTTGGTCTGAAATAATCAGAGAAGTTTTTAAATTTAGCTGAAGCATTATTATATACAGATAAATCGCCAGCAGAAGTGTCTATATAACTTGTTGCATAACTTAAAATATCTTTACTTGTTGATGCATGGGCAGTTCCTGTCCAAGATTGACTTACACCACCAGTTGATCCATCAAAATATTCAGAATTAACATAATCGTTGGCGGTACTTCCTGGTTGCAAAAGAACATTGTTTACATATGCTATAGTTCCTGATGGCCAATCTGCTGCTTCCCAGCCAATATCTAACCGAACAACTGTCCCTGCCACTGCAGATTTAGTAAATGTTCTTGTAACTCTTGTCCATGTATAAGGGGTAAGAGAATGTGTTGCTGGTGAGTACTCAGCTCCACCATTATCACGAATAACTGTTCTTATTGTTGTTGCAGTTGGTGAATATATATAAGCACTTAATGTATAAACTGTAATTGGAATTAATCCACCTACATTAGTTCCACCAAAACAATAACCAGCATCTTTTGTAATAAGTAATGCTTTATTTCCATATTGGGATGTAATTGCTTTTTGTTCAATTGTTCCAGCAATACTTCTATTAACATCCCAACCAATTATATTATTTTCAAAAGATGAATTATTTATTAAATTAACAGATGATGCTTCTTCTGCTATTGTAGAGTCTATATAAAGTGGTGCTACTTGATATGAGGGGGAAGCGTTTGTAGTTCCTTTCCATGCATACCCCGTAGTAGATCCATCAAAATATGAAGAATCTGCAAATGTATTTAATGTAGCACTTTTTTCAACCATAAAACCAGTAAATGATACATTAGTTGCTGCTGTACCAGACATATCAATATGCCATTCTGTATCGGAATCAAAATTTGATGTTGCAGTAAAAGTATTTGAAAATCTTTGCCAGGTTGATGTAGGGGTAAATGATACTCCATTTGCTGGATTATTTAAAGATGATCCATTAGAAAACCACATGTTATATCCAGTACTAGATCCTGAATTTAACTTAGCGTAAAATGACATAGTATATGTTTGACCAGCTACAAAAAATCCATTTGCTCCTTCTACTTTACCCATTAAAAAATTCCATGTTCTTGCTGCATCTGCAGGTGAATTCACATTTATTGCTGTTGTAATTCTTTTATTTGGAACATCGGTTAATCCTGTTAACCTTGTTAATGTTGGAGCGGTTACTGAATAATTTTGGTGCCATCCAGTTAAATCCCTTGCCATACATGGATTTAATGTTGCATTATAAGAATCTGCAACTTCCATAGATACAGCATCAATATATACTGGTGGAGAATCAATAGATGTAGAAGCATTGGCAGTTCCAGTCCATCTTTGAAAAGTACCACCTGTTGATCCATCAAAATATTCTGAGTTTCTAAAACTAGTTACTGAAGCACCAGTTTGTAGCATTACATTATCAATATAAAATGCATTTCCATTTACTGGAGTTCCTACATATCCAACATTAATAACAACATACCCAGGGCTTGTCACAGTAAATGTATTACTTGCTACATTCCAAAAACCATTGAGTGTAGCATTAGTAGAAGAGTTGCTTGTTAATAATGCAAGTGGAGATGAGTTTGATTCAGCTTGAATATAAACTGCCGTAATTCCTTGACTTGCAGCACCATATATGCGAGCAGAAAGGGTGTATTGACCATTGGGAAGGTATGCTTTTAAATTTTCAGTTGCTCCATATTGATAACGAAGTGTTCTTGTGTCTGCTGGAGTTCCAGTATACGTAACTACACCCGATGCTTGCCCTGAATAAGAAATTGCTGTAGTTCTTGCTAACGTCGCTGGACCAGTAAGTACTGACCAGCCAGTTGTTGATATATCAAAAGAACCAGTTGCAACATAATTAAAAACACTTTCTTGTTCAAAAACTGCTGCATCAAAATAAGCTTGAGTTCCTGCTGTTGGAGTTGTTGTAGAATAAATTGTTGGAATTGCTCCAAGAGAACCTACTGGGGCAACGGCAGTAACAGATACACGAGTCCACCCAGTGCTGTTAATTGGAGTTGTTGTTCCTATAATTGTTCCGACATTGCTTCCAGCAGTTAAAGAATTATAGAATTCAACTCTTGCAGCATATGAAACAGCAGTATTGATATCTTTTACATACATCGACCATGTATATGTTTGCCCCGCTGTAACTGGAAATCTTCCTGCAGCATATGTAGTATGATATGGACCCATTGCTGTTGTACCTGATGATGTAACTAATAATGATGCTGTGCCTGAATAAAATTGTGCTGTTGACCGAACAGTTGCAGATGCCCCAATAGTTCCCCAACCAGTTAAATTAACTTCAAATGAAGGATTTTCAGATAAATTTTCTCTAAACGGAAATGGAGTTGTTGCTGATTCTTGCAATAACATATTTGGAATTGAAGCATTTGCAGGAGTTGTTCCTTTTGAATAAACTTTTGTCCATGTATTTGCTGGAACTAATGTTGTGTCTCCCGTAATAGTTGATAAATATGTTGAACTTGAATTATATATATCAAGATAATTAAATACTGATATTGGTACTGGACAATAAACATATTGACTAAATACCATGCTCTTGCTTGGGACTAAAGCTTCTGCTGCAGAATTTCCACCAACTAAACTTAAATATCTAGCACCTGTTCCTTTTCCAGTTCCCGCTAAGTTTTTGTCTGATTTTGTACCAGTATATGCATAGTCTGTACTACTTGAGTATGCTGAAGTTTTACCAACTCCAGCATATGCACCAAAATAAGTAGTTGCGCCACTTTCAAATCCTGGATCTGGAAATTTATTTATTCTATTTGTGAGTGATGGTGAGTTTGAATTTACTCTAAGTACCCATGTTCTTCCCGCTGTTACATTTGATGGATATGTCATTGTTTTTGAAACTTTTGACCATTGACCTCCACTTAATGTTGGATTAACATAAGATACTGTAGTTGGACCACCACTTGCTTCATCTGAAATAGAAATAGTTTGACCAACAAATGGTGAATCAACTTGACAATAAACATAAGCAGATATAGTAATTGTTTTTCCTGATAATGCTACTGAATCTGGTATGCTTATGCTTGTCATAGCTATGTTTGTGTCATTTAAATAATCTCCTGCTTGTGTTTTCAAAGAATATGTTCCCTTAAATCCTATATCTGCAGATTGAGATAATAGCATAGGAGAACCTGCAGACCAATTAGCAAGACTAACTTCAAGTGATGGGTTATACAATAAATTTGTTCTTGTCACAGTAGTAGATTCACGTTTTTCTTCAGTTAAACTAGGTATTGTTTTTAATGTTAATCCATCTCTATCTATAACAAGGTTATCTATAAGTCCTTCATTATAATTTCTTGAATCTGAAAAGTCTCGCTTAAAAGCAAACATATTTTCTGTTTCTTTAATATCAATTAAATATCCATCTGTTTTCTTTATATAATTTTGCGGGGAAGAATCAGTAGTTCCCCAGACCATATGAGATTTAATTAAATTATCTGATAGTACATAATCATAAAAAGCAAGATCATTTAGTACAAAATTATTTGTTGTTGGAGATGGACCTAGTTCATATCTAATAGTAGAAGATGAACTATACGGTGTAGAAAATACAAAATTGTTAGATAGAGTCATAGTATCTGAACCCATAGAATTTACAGAAACTTTAATCTGATTATTATTATATGAAACTAAAATATGGTTTTGTGAATCCCAACTTTTTACTTGTTTAAATGTAGTATATTGAAGAGCTGATGCAGATGCTTTATTTTGTCCATAAATAGTAAAATAAATTTTGTCATTATTGACATATACTTGACCAACGGTTCCCGTTGAATTTTTAATAGTTATAATATTATTAGTAACGGCGGGATTTTGATCAAAAGAAAGCCAAAACTCCATAGAGAAACTTAAACTCTCTGTACCATTATAAAACATCTTATATTTATTAACTGGATTAGATATAGATAAAGTAGAAAATGATGTAAACTTTGCACCACTTAATTGCCCATCATAACTTGAATTTGTTACAAGTGGAAGAACATCTTGCAAAGCAACAAATGATCCACCTAATTGAAGTGCTGAATTTGCATTAGTAGATGTATCATTGATATATTTTTCATTAGGGTCGTTATATGACGTATTAATATCATTATATGTAATAACATTATCGCTATATGTTAATGCAGCAACAGAATTTATTTCCCAAAAACCTACAGGAGAGTCGTTTAGGACTCTTTGTCTATATGACATTTAGCCCCCTTTTTACATTGCTATTGTTCGAGATATCTCAACTAAGTTTGTTCCATTGGATATAAATTTAAATACAAAAGTTTTAGCACTAACAATTCCTGTTGCCAAAGTTCCTTGTGATACAAAACCAGTACCAAATGTCATTGTATATGAAGTTGTTCCACTTGTTAATATTATAAGAGTACATTCAATTCCTGCTGCTGGAACTGTTGTAGTAAATGATGCTGTAGCATTTGGAGTAACTTGAACTTTATAATTTGTTGATAATGCAAGTGCTAATGTTCCAGCTGTTAGCGTAGTAATAGTTCCAGTTTGATTTGTTCCGCCATTTGCTATAGGCAAAATTCCAGTTACTCCACTTGTTAAAGGCAAACCAGTAACACTAGTAAGAGTTCCAGAAGTAGGAGTTCCAAGTGCACCATTAAATAAAACAGGTGCACCCGCAGAACCAGTATTAATAGCAAGAGCAGCAGCTATACCAGTACCTAAACCAGATACGCCAGTGCTAATAGGAAGTCCAGTACCATTTGCAAGAGTAATAATTGGAGCGGCTCCAAGTACCACTGCTCCTGTTCCAGTATATGTACTAAAATCTGTTAATCCAGCTTCCCAAGCTGCTAATGTATCTACCGTAATATCAATACACGTAACCATTGCAGTTGTTCCTGCAGGTACTGTAATAATTGAAACAGATGTACTTGAAACAACTGACAAATTACCAGTACTATTATTTACAATATGAAATGTCCAACCTTGTGCTAATGTGGAAGTTGAAGGAAGCTGAACTGTTTGAGCTAATGTTCCAGTAAATTGTTGATAATATGAACTTACGTTGCTGAGGGTAGTTGTTGTTCCCGCTGTTGCAGTACTTGCGTACCCCATCAAGTTAGCCATAGCAGCTGGTGCAGTTGTCTTACCTGTTCCACCGCTTGTTAATGGTACAGATGAACCTGTACCTAATTTTGTTTGTATAGCTAATACTGCGTCATTTAAATTAGCATGTTGATTAGCATGTGGAACTGCTGTTGATCCCCCTGCGGTAGCAAGAGTATCTGTTGAGACGGGATTCGTAAAAGAATCCAAAGATGTAGGATAATTAGTAGCCATTGTACTCCTAGTATACCAAAATATTTGCTAAATGCTATATTTTATAAATTATAGTTATTCTACAGGTGGCCTGCCATTCAGGTTCACTCTCCCCTTAATATGAATTAATTATATTATATTAGTTAATAGACAAGAATCCCCATGATTCAATGCTTGTAACTCCGCCACCTGCATTTATAGCGTTAGAAGTAATTGTACTCAATGCATTTAAATAAGAAGATTCACTATAATATATAGGGCTTGCTAGAGGTCCCGCCAAGGCAATTGTCCACGCAAGGTTAGCCGCAGTGTCAGAGGTTGTAATTGTATTGGTACCTGAAGCGGTACCCACTGTGCCGTTTGTTTTATCTGCAATTGCAATGCTTTCACCAGCGGTAGTTGAGGGGTAATCAAAACGAGAAGTTACACCACCTCCAAAAGTTGTTGTTTCTGTTGTACCAGACAAGAACGGCATTGATACATAAATTGCTGTTGTATACCCAACAGTTGAAGTAACTGATGGTAGTACTGCTCCGCTTGAAGCGGCTAGTGAAGAGTTTGAAACTGCGTTAATTGGAGAAGGGTTGGTTCCATTATAAATTGCATAGGCTAAGTTCCAAGAAGCAGATGTTGTCCATGTTGCACTATAAATTTGATAAGATTCAGATCCGTCAACAACTCTATACCAAACTGCTCCAGAATCGGCGGTACCATTAACCTGAAGAGCTGTTCCTACAGAAGTAAAACCTGAAGGAGATGTGCTTAAAGTAGCTGCAGCAGATTTATGAAGAAAAAGTAATATTACTTGTCCTGGAACTACTGCGGGAATTTGAACAGATGCTGTTGTTCCCGATCCGCTGTTGTTTCCAGAAGTTATAAATGAAGGATAAGTTTTACCTATATTTACAGGATATGCCGTAGATAATACTGCGTTACTTAATGAAGATAAAGTAGCAGATGCAGATTGAGTGGGTGTACCACCAGTAGCTGCAAGAGCTAAGCTAGTATTTGCAGACATTATTGAACTTATATTATCATCAAAAGTCCAAGATCTAATTATATTAGTTACTTGATAATTTGAATTTTGAGCAATTGTAGATGTACTGAATAAACCAGAAGAGAATGTGTTTTCTAATTCATCACTAAGCTTAAATAGTGGCAAGGCCATTTTTTAGCCCCCCCTTAGTTATTCGCAATCTCTATGTTCATATCAATAACACCAGAAGAAGTTGCATCAGGAATTGCTGTTACGACTAATGCTGATGTAGCATAAACTATTGGAAGTCCCGTTCTATCAAGACCGTCAATACCACCACCGTTAGCAATTGTTACACGGTTTGTCCATAAAGGACGAGCAATAATAATATTACAAGCACCTGCTGCGTTAGTGGCACCAGCAACAGTAACAGAAGTAATTGCCTGAACACCAGTATCACCAGCTGCAAGAGGCAATTCAACCCAACGACCAGCAGTAAAACCAGAAAGAGATGCTGTTGTTATTGTAGTTTTACCTGTAGCACCTGCCTGATTTGTATATGTTACCTGAAGGGTTGTAGCGGATGCTGAAAAAGTTGTTGTAATTTCAGCATAAATTCTTAAACCTGAATAATCTGTTCCGTTTGGAATACGAGATGTAAATGAAGTTGGGGATGTCACTGAAGTAGTAGCAAGTGCATTTAATACTGGCACTAATCCCCAAATTTTATCAAAAATCTCAAGTCTTCCAGTTACAGAAGAAAAATACTGAACACGACTTAAATATCCAGTAGCAGAACCACCAAATGCGTTGATTGTTGGCATACCTGAAGATGAAGATGTAAATAGTGTTCCACCATTTGAAGTTGTTCCTGTAGATGGCAATGTACCTGCTCCAGGAAAACCGTTAAGCTGTAATGTTGCAAAGCGGGTAGCAGCAATAGTTGTTACAGAAGAAGTCTTTACATAAGGAATAATTTGCTTTGAAGAAGCAATGTACTGATCGCCAGATGCTATAGCCATATTACACCAAGCTCACTACTATAGAGTTAATTGCAAATTGAAGAGTATCTCCAGATGCTGTTGTTCTATTTGTTGTTAATGGACCCCAAGCAAGTCTTTTTGGAGTTCCCGACGAATCCCATAATTCAATTCCAGTAACTGTAGTAGCTGGCATAGATGCAAATGAAATTGCTGCGTTATTTTGCAGAGTTTCAGTAAGAATTGATCCTGCTGAGCTAAATGTGATGTTTTGTGATGCATAAGAACCACCAGTAACTTCAGTTCCAGCTGATGTGTTTGTTCCATTTACAGTCATAAGACGCAATTTAATTGGAGTTGTTACAGTATAAGACGCATTTCCAACTAAGCTATCGAGTAGCTGGTTAGAGATGGTAGTTACAATATTTGCTGCCATTTTATCCCTCTTTTTCTAATATATAGATTATAGCACAAAACTTATATTTGGGCTATGCTCTTTGAAGTTCAACAAAAACTGATAAATCTGAGCCTGCTACCGTTGATCCCACCTGAGATATGTTAACGGTTAAGTAATCTCCAGCAGCCAAAGTAGTCACATCGGGGGTTGGAGATGTTGTAGTTGCAAATGTAGATATTGCAATTGTAGGTCTATTCGCTGTTGTAGAATAAATAGTAGTACCATTTTTAAGCACATCCACAATTATTGCTGCTCCCGTAGGGGCAGTATTTACTGCAGCAGTTGTTGCAATAATAGTTGCTGCCCAAGGGAGGCGGTAACGAATAGTTCCCGTAGAAGTAGTCAATACACCAGTTTTAGTATAAGGAATAATATGATCTGCATAATATGAAGAAGGTTGATTATTTAATTGATTGCCTGTTGTATTATAATAGTTAATTGCAGTAGTGCCCATTGTATCTGTAGTTTTATTTGTATTAAACCATTGAGTAGCACCATTTAAAGTTCCTTGATCTACAGAAATAGGCATTGCAGAAACCTTGCCCATTGTGTCAGAGTCATTATCACGTGTAAGTACTGCGGAAACTCCTGTGGCTCCAGCGGTTGTTACAATATAAATACCATTTGCTATATTTGTAGGAGTTGTACCTGCAGTTTGATTTTTAATAAGTAATCTTTCACCTGCATTAAGAGTATAACCATCAACAATTAATGGACCAGTAGCAGTAATTGTAAATGTGGATGCAACAGTTCCAGGGGTATTGTTATTATAAGTACCTGTAAGTGCAGTAGTTGTTGCAACAGAAACGCTTTCCATAGCAGCAATTGAAACCCACTCAGGGGCATTTAAACCGTAGCCACCATAAGACATAAGAATCTGTCCAGCAATACCAGAGCCACCAAGTGAAGTAACCACGTTATTAAAGTTAACTGCTGAGCTTCCCATAGTGGTGGTTGCTGAGTTAGTACATTGCCAAATAGTCCCGCCATTTACAGTTCCTTGGTTAACGGTAACAATACTTCCGCCCAATTTACCAATAGTGTCTGCATCATTGTCACGAGTAAGTACAATAGTTGATGCGCCAATACTGCTAATTATATAAACACCGTTTGCAATATATGTGGGTGTTGAGGACGAGGTTTGGTCTTTAACCAATACTCTATCACCTGCTACAAATGTATATCCATCAAGAACATATGATGTTCCTGTATATGTTAGTGTTGATGCAGTAGTTCCTGGAGTATTGTTAGCATATACCCAAGTTCCCGTCAATGGACCATTTGTAGCAGCCATTACCTCTTCAACAATTGGAAGAGAAATCCATTCTGGTCCGCCATTTGCAATATCTCCATATGACATAAGGAATTGACCAGCAGTTCCTGCAGGCGTTGATGTGTGCTTTCCTGCAGAATCTCCAAATGCAACTCCAGCAGGAGTTAAAGCAGTTGAAGTTCCAGTTCCACCTTGAGATGTTGATAGTGGAGTTGTTAATCCAGTTAGTGATGTAATATTAGAATTTGCACCCGATGTTGCTCCATTGGAAATACCATATCCAGATAAAGTTGTTGGCGTAGATGAAATATCTGCCCAAGGTACGCTTGAAGAACTTGAAATAACTCCACTTGAAGTTGTTTTTACATATCCTGCAGTTGTGAGCGGGAATGTAACAGTTCCTGTAAATGTAGGAGAAGCACTTGTAGCAAGTCCTGATATAGATCCACCAAGTGAAATTGCTGAACCATTTATACTAATTGATGAATTTGAAAGCTTGCTATTTGAAATAGATCCAGCAAGCATTGTATTAGTTACTGTACCTGTATCTGTTGTATAAACACCATTTGTTACAGTTCCCGCATTTCCATCAATTGAAATTCCATTTAATGTTTGAGAGCCAGAAGATCTATTTATTGCTATGGATGTTGTTCCAATATAGAATGTTTGGCTAGTTGTAGCAATGTTTGTTATAGCTCCTGTTGATCCATTTACTGAAAGAACACCAGTATTAGATACTTGATTTGCAGTAACAGATATACCAGTTCCAGCTGTTACAGTTCCAGATCCAGAGCTTTGTGAAAACGTTATATATGATGAACCAATTGTAATTGTTCCTGCTGAATTCATTATCCAACTAGTATTTTGATTTATTGGAGTTATAGAAAATTTTGAAGCAGGGGCAAGAACAAACACCATGTCTCCAGCTGCTACTTCTCCTGGAGTACTTTGATCATAATCTGAAGCACGAGTAAGTACCCAGTTAGAAGAACCTGAGCCCACTGTTGTTAATGTATAAATACCATTTTGAGTTGAATCAGTTTGATTTTTAACAAGAATACGATCATATTGAGCTAGTGTAACATTATCAATAGAAAAGGCTGCTTGAGTTCCAGCATTTGTAAGTGTTGCACCGACACCCGTTGTGTTGTTATTATAAGTAACAGTAAGTGGGGCGGTAGATGCAGCAACCACTGCATCATGGGCATTAATTCCTGATGCAATATTGTCAACATACTGTTTTGTTACAGCATCAGTTGCATTTGATGGAGTTGGTACTGTAACGATTCCAGTAAATGTAGGACTATTTATGGGAGCATATGTTGATGTTGCATTTGTCTGTGTCAAATATGTTGATGTTGCATTTGTTTGCGTCAAATATGTTGATGCTGCATTTGTTTGTGTCAAATATGTTGAAGAGGCAGTTGTAATTGGTAAATATGTACTTGTTGCAGATGAAATTGTTAAATAATTACTTGCTGCATTTGAAATTGTTAAATAAGTTGAGGCTGCCGAAGATGTAGTTAAATATGTAGATGAATCAGATGTTAGATTGCCAGAAGAATCAATTTTTACAAATCCCGCTGTTCCACTTGAAAGTGAACCAATTTTTACAAGTGAAGAGTTTGTAACTCCAGAAGCTAAAGTAGTTGAAGAATCTAATATTCCAGAATATGAGTGAACGTGATCTGAATGTGAGCCAGTTGATGAAGTTCCTGCTGATGCTGAAGACGCCAGATTTGATGGAGATGATGAACCTAAAACAATATTAAAATATCCGAGGGAGTTCCATGCAGTTGAACCGTCGCCAACTTTAACTTTAAGGGTATCTGTTTCAACACCCATTTCTCCTTGTGCAAGAACTGTATTTGCTGTAGACCAATCTGATGATGTTCCACGTCTTAATTGAATTTTAACAACCATTATATTCCCCCTCCATCTATAATATCAATGCCACCATAATTTGATGTTGGAAATCCACCATCAATATTTAGTATAGCATTTGTTGTACTAGTTCCACTTCCCGCATCCGACCATGCACCATTTTGATAAATTCTAGCACCATGTAGAGTAGTATTAAAATACATCTCGCCTTCAGTACCTGAGACGGGATCTGAAGATAAATTTACTAGACCAATGGTACTTTTAAATTTATGAGACATTATCTACCTACTATCCAACTATCACTACGTTATATGTATTTCCAGATGTACCAGCAGAAGCAAATGTTATGGTAACTGAAGATGTAGAAGTTCTTACAATATCTGCTTCAACCTCTGCATATTGAGTATCTGGTCCCGCTGAAGATTGATATACTTGTACTTGAACATCTCTTGAGTTTAAGTTATGTGCAATTGCCCAGGAAGTTGTTGTTCCATCAAGAGTAATTGTAGCAGTCTGCTTTTGAGTTGCATATGAATATGCTCCCCCAGATACTCCAGTTGCTGCTTGAGAAGTTGTTCCTGAAGCAAACACAAGTGAATTTCCAGATAAAGTAAGTCCAGTTCCTGGTGTATTGATTGCAAGTCCAGATGTTGATGATGTTAATCCACCAGAAGAACTTAATCTAACTTGTAGTGTTCCGCCACCGATTGAAAGTCCTGAAGTTCCAGTTCCAGAGGTTGAATCAAATGCTGATCCTAGATTTACTCCAACTTGATTTCCAGTTACAATTGTCAAACCATTTGTAGCAGTTACAGTTCCAGTTCCTGAACTTTGAGCAAATGTAATTGGAGAAACTCCAATTGTAATTATTCCTGCTGAATTCATAGTCCAGCCTGTATTTTGGTTTGTTGGGGTTGTAGAAAATTCTGATGCTGGGGCAACAACAAAGACTGTATCTCCTGATGCTACTTCTCCTGCTGTGCTATTATCATAATCAGTAGCACGAGTAAGTACCCAGTTTGTTGAACTAGAACCTACATTTGTAACGGTATAAATACCATTCTGAGAACCAGACGCTTGATTTTTAACAAGAATTCTGTCATTAACTACTGGAGTTACGTTATCAATTACAAGAGTTGCTTGAGTTCCAGCATTTGTAAGTGTTGCTCCTACACCAGTTGTATTATTATTATATGTAACAGTTAATGGAGCTGTAGTGGCTGCAACAACTGCATCATGTGCATTAATTCCTGATGCAATGTTATCTACATACTGCTTAGTGGCAACATCTGTAGCATTTGCAGGAGAATTATTAATTGTAATCTGATTAAATGTTGGAGTTGATGTTGTAGAAATTGCTTGTGGCAAACTGATTGTAAATGTGCTTCCTGTAACAGAAGTTGAAACTCCAGTTCCGCCTGAAATTGTTAATGTTCCTCCGCCAGATACGTTGCCAGATCCAGTTCCTGCTCCAAGAGAGATTGATGTGCTGATTGATGCAGTTCCTGCTGCTGTTAAACGACCTTGTGCATCAACAGTAAATGTTGGAATCTGTGTTGATGAGCCATACGAGCCTGCTGATACTGATGTATTTGAAAGATTAATTGTTCTTGCAGCAGAACCATCAAATGTTGTTCCTGTTGTATAAGAGAGCCCAGTTCCTGTTGATAATGCATTGGCAACGCTAGTAGCAGTTGTGCTGGATGTCAAAGCCTGCCAAGAAGTACCGTTCCAGTATTTTAAAAGGTTGGTGCTGGTGTTATAATAAAGCTGACCAGCAGAACCACTACCTGGATCTGTCGTAGTACCATAAATAATTGCATTGTTTAAAACTGGGGAAACAATTTGGTTCCCACCCATATTAATATTAACTAAAAATCTTCTTGACATTTATTTGTCCCCCTTATGTAAGATATGCATATCCAACTACTGAATCAGTAAATGTTATAATTACTTGATTAACGCTAGTATGAACTATATCCCCTTCTAATGTATTATGTGCATAATCTGTTGTAAATACTGATGGACGATAACCTAGATTATGTGTTATTGACCATACTGAAGAACTTGATTGCTGTTCATACACAAAAGATGAAGATGCAACTGAGTC